ACACCAATACGTCTGTTTCGTGCAATTACAGCGTTTGTTTCAGAACGATGGGTAGCAAGCAATGAAACCGTCGATGCATAGAAAGTAGCATATTTTATAGCTTGGTAAAGCACTGCGTCATTCAGTTCCCCAGCATCATTTACACAGCGTGTAGGAAACACTTCTGCAAGGTTGCATAGTTCGTATGACTCCAAGGGAATTTCACTGCATGGATTGCTCAGCGTTGCCTTGTCAGGCATCTCATCCGTGAAACGGCCAAACTTCTGGATATTAATCAAGTTGAAAATACCAGGTTCACCATTGTCGCGAATTCGTTCTGCTATTTCTGGAATGCGCAAGAAGTCCTCGTCTTTCTCGAGCATAACAGTGTTGTTGCTCATCCATCCGATTTCCATGCGCTCGGGATAAAGGGAGTAATTTTTCAAATTCAAGAATGTATCCGAATGTACATTTCCCAGTGCAATTTGTGCGCTTCGTCGGATGTTTCCAGCAACAACGCAAGCACCGATGGAGTTCATTACATCAGCAACGCATCGAACTTCGTTGATTTCCCCCTTAAGGTAGCGTTTCATAACAGCATGAACACGCTCGTGAAGCTTAATCAATGGGTCAGGACCGCTTGCAATGCCTCCAAAACCTTTGATAATTGCACCAGCAGGACGCACCATAGAATAGTCAAATTCAGGCATTTTATTGCGCATAGTTTCCTTTACATAGTAGTCTTCTGAGACACTGTCTGAATGGTCTCTCTTGGAATGAGGGATGTAACAACCAAGCAAATACCTCAAAGAAGATACCCAACCTTCACGACTGTCTTGGACGACAAATTTAACACTTAGGGAAGTGTCAGATGAAACCTTAGTACAGCCCTTCCAAACAGTGTTGAAACCGATACCAACACCGTGCATCAGCATATCCATGGTCCAGTCTGCAGCAGCAATAAAGTCAGTTGTATCAACAGCACCACAGTTATTAAGCGCAGCAGAACCAACTCGGTCAACATGCTTGGTACCCATTGCCCACAATCCTCTTCCAGGAGGCAAGAAGCGCATATTTGCAAGATAAAGCCCGAAGTCAAGAGCATAATTTTGCCAATAATTTTCGTCCCATTGCAAGTAGTTATTTAACATATGACTTTTTCGAATACTAATTACGCCTTCTATGACACGTACAACAGTATCTCCCCAGTGTTCTTGACCACCATTTTCAAGCTGTCTGCTGTAAGTACGGTAGTATGTTACTTCACCAAAACCATTGAAACCGAACTCGGGTTTAATAGCTTTAATACGTTCGATATTTTCACTATTAAGCACAAACTTGTGTTGGACAAACATTATAAAATAGTATAAAATATTATTTTAAATAAAATAAGTAAATATATAATAACTATGAGATTACCAAAAAGAAATAAAATTGATAAAAAGAAAAAAATAGACTTTGATTTTGAATGGGTATATGAACAACATGAAAGTTCTGTTAAACCATCTGGTTTTTGGTATTCTTGTTATAATTCTTGGTATAACTGGACAGAAATGAATGATGGATTTGGGCACCATAAATATATTCATAAAATAAATATAAATAGTAAAGTATTAACTGACATTGAAAATAAAAATAAAGACAAACTATTAGTAATAAATAATCTAAAAGATTTTGATATATTTAACAAAAGATATGGTCATAAGGCAGTGATACAGTATCCACCGGGAGGTAGTCCCAAAAGAAGATTTGGTGATCCTGATAATACCACCCCTGACATACATCCCCGCGCATATAAAGATAAAACTAAATATGTTTTTATTAACTGGGATAAAGTTTCAAAAGATTATGGTGGGATTGAGATATGTCCTTATTTACCACAAAGAAAACATTATTTATGGTATAGTTCATTTGATGCAGCAAGTGGGTGTATTTGGAATACTAAATCAATAATTAAAAATTCAGAATTAATTTATGAAAAGAAAAAAGGAAAATATGTTAAGACTAATGCGTAAAAATATTTATTTATTTTTAATTCAAAACTCTGTTTTAAAGTCAGCATTTTAAATCAGCAAAGGTGTAAAAATATTTATTTATTTTCTTAAACGCATACGAGGTGGCGTATTTTCTCTTTTTAGTAAAGAAGCATGCTCTTTACCATCGTCTTTTCGTATTACTAAAGGCGAAGGAGTTCTTTTAGTAGGTGTTGAATTTCTTTTAACGGGAGCGGGAGCAGGAGCAGGAACAGGAGAAGGATTTCTTTTAATCGGAGCAGGCGAAGGAGTTCTTCGTGTAGGTGTTGAATTTCTTTTAACGGGAACAGGAGCAGGAGCAGGAACAGGAGCAGGCGAAGGAGCTCTTCGGGTAGGTGTTGAATTTCTTTTAATGGGAGTAGGAACAGGAACCGGAGTAGGAACAGGAACAGGAGTAGGTTCAGGAACAGGTCTCGATTTATTTATAGACGAAGATCTTCTAACAGGTATTTTAGATTTAGTTTCTTGTTTTGAAATAACAACTATTTCATTTTGTTTATTAACTACTTTTGTTCTATATGGATTAATCTTACCACGCATATATAATTTTAGATTATATATTAAAAAAATATTTATCTACGTCTTCCTCCACGAGGCTTAGAAACAGAACGTTCTGTAGCAGCAGCAGGAGCAGCAGCAGGAGCAGGCTTAGTAGCAACAGGAGCAGGTTGTGGCTTTCTTACAGGAGTTGGATTTCTTTTAGGTGCAACCTTTTTAATAGTCATGGATCCATCTTGATTGATAGCAATAGTAGCCAATGGTTCTTTTACAGGTTCAGTAAACTTCAATACAATACTATTTCCATTAAATTCAGTAGCAACCCATTGTTTAACTGGAACAGGAACAACAGCAGAGGCAGCAGGAGCAACAGGCTTAGCAGGAACAGGAACAGGAGCAGGAGCAGGAGCAGGAGCAGGTTCGGATGTAGTCTTCTTCAAGGTTACGCTTGTTTTGGTAGATCCAACAAGAACAAAACCTTCTTCTGCTACAAGACGTTTACGTTCATTGTAATAAGCCACTTTGGTCTTAAATTGCCCAACAGATAAAACACGAGTTTCTTCTCCCATATAGTTTATACATAGATTTTATTCGTAAAAAAGTTATCAAAAATACCTTACACATATATAATGAAAGAAATACCAAAATTAATACACCAAATATGGTATCAAGGTGAAGAAAATATCCCAATAGAATATTTAAAGTATTCTAAATCATGGACAAAACTAAATCCAGACTACGATCATTTAATATGGGATGAAAATTCTATTGACAAACTAATAAGAAAAAAATTTAAAAATTATTACAATCTTTACTTAAGTTTTCCTAATATGATTCAAAAAATAGATTTTGCAAAATATTGTATTATACACGAATATGGTGGTGTATATGTAGATATGGATTGTGAATGTATTAAGCCTATAAGTAAAATATTTTTGAAAAAAAGACTACTATATGTAGTTGATTTGGAAATAGATATATTTGAAAAAGTATTAGCAAACTATTACGGTAAACAATTATTTAATAACGGATGGTTTGCATCTTTGCCTAAAATTCCTGTTTGGCATCTTTTGTTAAAACATATTAAACGTGTCAATCTAGAACGCGAATGGTATGAAACAAATATTTCTTATATTTTCAGAACAACTGGTCCTAAAATATTTTCAGAAGTATTATCATCATATATTGAACAAGAACAACGTGTTTATATATTAAAATCGTCTGAAATAGATCCAATAAAATGGTGTGATTATACAGTACCATCCCAAATAAATTACAATGATTATCCTAATTCATACAGTATACATCATTATGGAAGCAAACGCATCAATGGTAAATCATGGCAATCTAATATTGAAATTATAGCAGGTATTACCCTTGGATATATAAAAAAACTTTGGATTTTTATAGTACTGCTAATAGGATTATTCTTTTTAGATCATGCATATCCCCTTTTCTAATTCTGGTATTTTACGCTCTTCAAGTACCATATTCCAAAAAGTTTCAAGTAATGGAAGTTTTTCTGCAAACCAATTTTTATCTCTTTTTACTTCATTACAATTCATACGCAATAAAGACCAAAATATTACATCAGTTATTATGCAATTATTTTCAATAAGGTCTTGCACATTATTATTTTTCCATGCCATAACAGAGTCAATATTGTCATGAAATCCTAATGGCATGTACAAATAGTCTAGTTCTGCTATTTCGTCTTTCAAAAATTCTATGATTATTCCTTTTTCATTAGTTGTATCCAATACAATAAATTCTTCATAAGTATGAGTTATAAAATTACATTCAAAAAAGTGAGTTATATCAAGATTCAAAACTTCCATTTGCAACTGCATTTGCTCATAATATAAACGACTTATATGTCCATCTACAATACGTGACGTAGGGCATTTAATTTCAATATTTATTAATCCGTCTGTAACACCGTCTGTTGAAGCACCAATAAATGAATAAATTGGATGTTTTATTAATCCAAAATCATGTGTTATTGTATTTGTTCGATAAGAATAAACCATATTTGCTAATGGTTCGTATAATTCGCCGTATGTTGTGTATACATTTTTAATATTTTTAGAGTATTTACCGTAATGCGCTTTTTCCATAATCATGCTTTGAAGTGTTTTTGATTTGTAGTTGTTTGTTATTTTTGCAACAACACTTGCTGTTATACACTCATAACGTGCATTAAGCCATTCTTTTGATTTTTGTTGCGTCATTGACCTATTATAAAACTCTTGAATACGACTATCGCAAAATTCTTTTTCTTTTATGTACTTGTCATCGACTACTGGTATCCCATTTACAAATTTTTTATCACAAACAGAACAAATTCGTGAATCTACTAACATTTTAAAAACACATTTATGACTAAATACATTAGGAGAAGAAACGGCTTTCAAAGGTTCAACTTTCAAAGGTTCAACTTTCAAACTATGAGCTTTCAAAGGTTCAACTTTCAAAGGTTCAACTTTCAAAGGTTCAACTTTCAAACTATGAGCTTTCAAAATAGTTTCTAAAGTTACAGTTGGAACACTGCGTTTTATAATCATTGTAAATTTCTTACAAGTTTTACAAGTTTTACAAGTTTTACAAGTTTTACGGTCTTTGCTCATCATACAGTTATAAAATTTATATTTAAAAGCGGTTTATACTGGTTAAAATAAAAAAATATATTTTAAGTATCATGGAAGACAGCTATGAAATTATAAACAATAGATTTAAAATATTTAAGAAATGGTTTATTGGTAGCGGAGGATTTAGTCGTGTATTTATGGGTTATGACACAGAACAAAGCAAATACGTAATAATAAAAGTATACAACACGCAAAAAACACTGAAAAACGAAATAGAAATGCTAGAATATTTACAATGTACTGGGATAGTACCTCAAATTTATGCTAATGGTAAATTTAATAATACTAAAAATTTTGTTATAATGGAAAATTTAGGAATTAGTTTACACAAAATAATTCAAAAAAATAATAAAAATGAAAAGTTAGGTCTTGGTCCTTGTTTGTATTTTATGTACGAGCTAATACACTGCAATAAAAAAATTCATAACTTGGGAATAATACATAGGGATGTTAAACCATCAAATGTTGTTATACACGACAAATCTATTTACCTTATAGATTTTGGATTAGCAATACGTAAAGAACATGCGGAAAATGTTAAAACTGTTGGAACTAATCACTATATGAGTATAAATTCACATAATATAGAACCAAAAAATTATGACGAATACGACGACATAGAAAGCTGTTTTTATACGCTTATTTATTTATTAAAAGGTAGACTACCATGGACAAATCAAAAAGACAAAGAAATAGAAAACTCAAAAAAACATTTAAAAACAAAAATGACTAAATTTTCAAAACTTATACAACAAATAATGCAGTTGTGTTTTAATAAAAACGACAAAGATATACATACTAATATAATGAAAATAATAGAAGATTATTTATTAAACAGAAATAGTTCTATTCAAAATGAAAAAGAAAAATTTTTTCTTTTCGTTGATGCGGTAAATTCATATTAAAATAAAAATACTAAGAGTAACCAAGTATAATATTTTAAATATGGAAATAATTAATCGCCCGAAAGAAGTAACAAGAAACAAACTTCTTGTTATAAAAAGCAAAGAAGACGAGCTAATGGATACGCTTGTAAATTTTTTTAAACTAGAAAGCAATTTAGACGTAATGATACCTATTTTAAAAGGTGAAACAAAAATTTCACTGCGTTTAATAGATTACTTTGTAACAAATTATTCGAAATTTAATAATACAAAATATGAAATACGACGCGTTAGAAATGGTAAAATGATATCAAATTTATTTTTCGTTCATACTTACTATAAAGCGCAACTTAAATCATATAGTAAAAAATTATTTGACCCATTTTGTAGACGTTCGCGTATATGGTTAGAATACGATAACAACAAATCTATTCATACTACTATAGGACAGCTAAACTTTTTTAGATGGGCAATTGAAAATCACATAATAGAGTACATAGAAAAAAATTATGACAATATAACTGCACAAATGAATGAAAAATCAAATGTTAATGTATCTGCATCAAAACTTATTTCAGGTCACAAGTGTATAATAACCTTAACATTTGATTAATCATTATTCCGCATTTTAATTTGCTCTTCTACAACAGCGTTTAGAACAGCATGATTTATATTTTTTCTTTCCATATACGAGTTCAATGCTCTTGTATCCTTTGGAAAACATAATCCTCCGAATGACAATTTGCCATCACTACCAGGAACCTTAGTATGCATTGGATTTATCCAACCATTCATAATACATAATTCAATAACTTTATTGTACGATGCGTGATTATTAGTTAGTTCATAAATTTCATTAAAAAATTGTATTTTTGTAGCATAAAAGCAATTGCAAGTTAGTTTCATAATTTCAGATTCAGTTGAAGAACAAATCGATATATCTGATTCTGGAAACATAGCTCGATAAAAATCATACAATTTTTTAATATCTACTTGGTTTACCATTGTAGATTTACCAAGTATAATATGATGTTGGTTTTCAAAATCTTCACGAGCAGTTGATGCAGTTAAGAATTCTGGATTATGAATTAAAGGCAAATTGTACAAAGATGATAACTTTTCGCTTGTATTTGGTAAAATCGTACTTTTTATTACAATAATTCCAGTATATTTAATACTATTCAAATACTTGCAAGTACTATGCAAGCTTTCAAGGTCATAATCTTTTGTTTTTTCATTATAAAGAGTAGGGAGGCATAAAAAAATAATTTCTGAATTTTTTACTGTATTTTCTAGTGTTCCAATATTTTTATATTTATCATAAATTAATATTCTATGACCCTTTTCCTTGAAGCAATCAGACAAAGCACCGCCAACAAAACCGAAACCTATTACACCTATATGCATATTAAACTATGTATATAAATAAAAATAATAAAAAAGACGCATTACTTAGTTAGTGCAGCTGCAACAGGAATAATTCCAGTCAAAACTGTAGGAATAACAGTGTTATCGCTCAATGGATTAAACATGGGAGATTTTTCAATGTTTGCTAATGTTACCTTATTAAGTTCTGCCAAATTTACACCTTTGGCATGAAAAAGACCGACGTAGTTACTAGAACCACCACCATTTTGGTCCTTAGAGCTTTCAAATGGAGCACATGAACAAGTCGACAAAGATGACATTATAATATAACCTAACAAATTATTTATTTCTTTATTTTCGATAATCTATTAATAAATAATTTCATGCTTCGTTCGCTAGATACAGGATATTTAGTAATAAGATTTTTTAATACAATATCACTATTGGAGCTTATAAAATCCGGTACATTAATAGACATATTTTTATTTAACTTGGTAATATAACTTGCATTATCAACAATAACAGTATTTTTTTCGTTTAAACACCTATACTTATTAAATAGTTTTTCAAGTGGTTTATTTTGATAACCCTGGCTATCTTTTACACAGTCACGTCTGCTATAAAAAAATAATAATTTATTGAATTGTTGTGGTGTAAGTATATAGTTTAATATTTTTGTTGCATATTTTCTATCTGCTGCAGTCCATATTGCAACGTGGTCAAAATTCTTAAATGCGCTTTCTAAAAATTCTTTTAAATATGGTCTAAATTTAACACAATAATATTGCTTATCTAATTTAAAACATTTGTCGTAACTAGACGGCTTAATTTTAGACAAATCTTCCAAACTTTTTTCAGTCGAATGTATTAATGTTTCATCTATATCCAGTACTATACAACTATGAAACTTTTTGAACATTATATTATATGGTTACATAATATACTTAAAAATTTATTCCTTCAAAAAATGAGGTGAAATATAGCGTTGCAAATTAAAATAGGTCAACTTGATATCAGGTTCGCCAGTACGCTTGTTAACTTGATGTTCAAAAGCAGCTGGAAGATTCAAAAGCTTTTGCAATTCTTTGTCCTTAGTGTACAAAATAGTACGCTTGTCATTTTCGTCTTGCAAATTGTTAGACTTAATCTTTTCGTGAATCATCTTAACTGCTTCAGTACGAGAAAGCTTATCAGAGGAAACACCTAGGTACTTAGCAAGCTGAGGGGTAATCTTGGTAGGAGCAGCAAATCCAGCATTTTGGGTTCTAGGTCTTTTTTGAACCTTCTTTACATTCTTGTTTTCCTTTAGTTCCTTTTCATGCATGGTCTTCATCGCACGGACGTTCTTGATAGCATCTTTGGTATCCAGAACAATTCTTTGCATTGATGCTACTAGTTCGGCATTAATCATAGCATATGTAATAACATCTTCAGCGGGGACGGGGGCGGGGACGGGAACGGCGACAGGGACAGGAGTAGGTTCAGGAACAGGGACAGGGGTAGGGGCAGCTACAGTTTCTTTCTTTTTAGAAGCAGCAGTAGTCGTAGTCGTAGTCTTTTTTCCGGTGGATGTATTAGCGCGTGCCATTTGTATACACTTGTTTAAGTTATTTTTAACGGTATTTTTACGCATAAATTTTTAAATTTATAGACTGCGTAAAAACTGCAAATAAATAAAAATTTAAAAATATAATTATGGAAAATTGGAATAAGCTTAGGACGCTATGGTTTAATAAACAAGAATGCCATCGTCTTGTTAAAGACGATATTTTAATATTTTTAGACTTAGAAACAACAGGTATTCCTCTTAAGTACAATAGTAAAAAATTTTTTTATTTTGAAAATGCACGAGTTATAGAAATAGCATATTGTATAACTAATTTAAAAGGTAAAGTGTTATGCTCCAATAGTTATTTAATAAAAGGAAATAATATTACAAATTCACATGTACATGGTATAACAAATTCAATGGTATTAATGAATGGAATAAACAGCATTACCGGACTTGAAGAGCTAATAAAAGATATTAATGAATATAATGTAACTACATTAGTATGTCATAACATTAATTTTGATTTTAATGTTTTATGTTCCGAATTTTACAGGCATAATATGCTGCTTAATGCTAAGAGATTTGAAAATCTTAAACAGGTATGCACTATGGAAAATGCTGGTTATTTACTTAAACTAAATAAATATATAAAGCTTATAGACTTATATAACAGTCTTTTTGACGAAAAGAAAATTCAAACACATAGAGCAATGGATGATGTGCGTATGTGCATGAAATGTTTTTTCGTTTTAAAAAATAAATATGGAAATAGACAGCATAATAAATAAATTTAAACAAGACTACAGTCATATAGGAATACACAAAAATATAGACAAAGTAATTGAAAGCAATGAAATATATATACAACGTGATTCAAAAATTATTTATATTCAAACAGCAAATAAATTAATTGTAGGTTTAAAATTTTAAAAACTTAAGTTTATAAAGTGTATAAACTGGATAAACTGGATAAATGTTAGACAAATTATGGTCACAGCTGTTAGACGAGTTTAGTAAAAAGAAAAGCAAAACAATGATTGTTGAAACTATTTTAAAGCCGTTTGGTATGTATATTTTTCAACTGTCGTTACCATATTTAATAATAATTGTATTTCTTTTATTGATTAATGCGGTTATAGTTGGAATAACATTGTTCAAAATATCTGAACTGTGAGTTATCGTCTATATAATTTGAAAAAACAATAGATAATATATCATTTAGTGATTTGACTATATCGTCATGGTTAGATGACAATTGAACTTTATAAACACGTATATTAAACAGTGGATCATTCAATACGTTTTCAATAAAAGACGTTTCGTCGTCATACAACAGTATTACAACACTAGGTAAACAATTTTTACTATTAAATATATGCTTATATATAGCATAGTCTTTTTGGTTATATTTTTTATTATTTATCATATATTGTGGAAACAGTACAATATTTGAAAAAACATTAATATACACTTTATCACTTATTGACCACAGTGTCCTAATATAATTTAGAAGCTCTGTAAGACTAGGACTGTGTATATTAAAAAATATTGTATCGACAATATGGTTATCTAAAGAATTATTTTCTTTTTGTATTAATTCTAGTAACAGCTCGGGATTCGATGTTTCAATAGAAATTCGCATTTATAATATGTAACACATTATTTAGAATAATTTTCTTCAATAAATGTATATGAATGTCCCTATGTATTTGCTGTTAGGCCTACTAGGCACTGGCGTCTATATGAAAAATCGAAATGTTAAACTAGAAGGATTTAAGACTAATACCAATAATCAGGTTAAGCAATCCAATGGTAAAAATATTTACGAGTCTACAGAATTTAATAATGTTACAAACGAAGAACAAATACGAGTAACTAAAAGATGGGACGAAGCGTATGATACTATTAATACAAACATAGTACCTTTTTATTATAACACGCTTAAAGAAGACGCCGACATAAAGAAGATCCAAAATCCTAAGTATGATACTAAGTTAGCTACTAGCTTAAAAACTATACCGGATCAATTTAAAGAACTTGTAAAATCAAGCACAAGTTCTGAAAGCAATAATAATGGAATTATAAATCCTTATAATAGTTCCCTTGAAAGTGATACTTGGAATAGTATGATTCCTGATAGCGGAAAGGATCTAAAGCATGCAAACATGGTTCCATTTTTTGGTAGTCGTGTTACTCAAAATATGGATGCTTCTACTAATTTTAGACAGCTTGAAAATTTTACTGGTCAAAAGCCTTTGAACCAAGCACATAAGAAAGAAATAGAGCCACTTTTTAAGCCAACGTCAGGATTTACCAATATTAATGGAACGTACACTGAAGAACGAGATATGTCTCGATATATTCCTAATAATATTGGTAAAAAAAACAACGAACTTCCCTTTGAAAAGGAATATGTAGGTCGTGGATTGAATGACGGATTTACTTCTAAACCATCCGGTGGTTTCCATAATACTCTTCGTGTTTTGCCTAAAAAAACAGACGATATGCTTGTTAATCCTAAATTTGAAAATGAAGCTCGCATTAATACTGGTAAAGGTGAAACACAAAAACGGACAATGGAAATGGAAGTACACAAAAATAGACCAGAACTTATTGTAAACAACGAACAAGGTGAACGTAATTTTACTACTGTAGGTAGTCAAAGAGAATCTATTGCAGTACCAGAATACATATTACGTGATACTAGCAAAAAGAACAACAAAGCTATGTCTGGTTGTGCTCAGCCAGGTGCACATAAAAAACATACAAATGAAAAATTATTACCAAAGAGTAAGAAGTCTTCAAAACAAAATTTCAAAAATACTGCTTTCCGTAACCTTGGAACTTCTGATAACAAAAAATCAAACGACTACGGAAGAAGTGGATTATCTATGAAACCCAATGAACGTATGACCACTGGAACTAAAAAGTTTAGCACGTTTATTAAAGGTAATAAAGAATCTGGAAAAATTTACAATCTTGATAAAGCAAAAAGCACTAAAAAAGAACAATATTCCAAAGCACATCGTGCTTTTGGTAATGCAGCTTCTAATAAACATAAAGGAAAAGTCTATAATGTAAACGAAAAAGCTAAAGGAACTATTCGTCAACAAACAGAAAAGAATAAATACAAGGGTGTTTCTAGCGCCATAGACAAAAAGCCTCGTTCTTACAAAGACGCTTATGCTATGGAACAAAACTACGACAAAGAAATTATTACCAAAATGCCAACTCGAAGTGGTTCCGGTGTTAAAGTTACAAATAATAATGTAAATATGGAAACAAAGAAGCTTGATTATGACAGAGTTAATAGTCGTGCTTTTGCAAAAGATAGTGCTTCTGGTAATGTTTTTAATCCAGAAAATATTTCAAAAGATACAATAACTTCATATAAGAATAATCTTTCAAATGAATACCAACAAAACCTCATAGATCCGAGCATTTTGAATGCGTATCACTCGAATCCGTTGACTCAGAGTCTTCGATCTTATTATTAGGAAACATTTCTAGTAATTTAGTTTCGTTGTAGTCATTAAAAAGCTGTCGCATATATGCAGTTTTAAATTTGTTCATATTTTTATGCTTATGAACAGTTATATTTTTCCAGTTTCTTTCGGGAAACTTTTCTTTTATACAGCGAATAATGGATATTAAATACATATCAACAATATTTTGCATTTGGGCGTCGTTTACATTATGCCCGTTGTTAAGAAGAAATTTTATTGTATTTGTATAGCATAATAACAAGGCATCTATTTCACTTTTTTCATTTGTAGTATTACATATTACTGCTACTTTATTTAACAGACATGCAATTGTATTACTAAATAGTTCTTGGTTAGTTATAACTGGAATAACGTAGTTATTTTCTAAAATATTTAAATATTGTAAGTCATATATTCTTTTTATATCGCCTTGTATTATTCGTTCGCGTACTTGTCGTATTATTTCATTACCTGGTAATTGCAGTTTAATATTTTTATTTTTTAAATATACTAAATATTGTCTATTGCATACAAATACAAGTTCTGTTATTTTATCTTGGTCTGCATTTGGTAACTGAAACAGAATAGCTTTATTATACAGCAAAAATTTTACTACTTTTTCATAATCCATAGACAACATACACTTATAAATTAGTGGATAATACATTCCATGAACATTTTGGACTGGTAACTGTGAGTTTACATCTATTTTATATTTTTTTATGAAAGATATAATAGCGTCACATCGCGGCTTTTTTTCATGTATTAAATACGACAATGCTTTTAATTTTAGATAATTTTTTTGAAATACATAATGTTCATCTCGTTGTATTTCACCTTTTGTAAGCATAATATTTTATTTTATATAGTACAATTCTTTAAAACGTTCTTAAAATAAACATAGTCAAATTTAAAAGATATGATACGAATTATATTTTTTGTCATAAATTTCTTTGTGAAAATTTTCAATCGTTTTTTATTAAGTAGTATTCATGTTGATTTTAGCGATTTGCGAGAAGAAGTAGTTAATGAAGAAATAATTACGGACAAAAAGGAAGTAGTTAATGAAGTAGAAGTAGTTAATGAAGAATTAGTTACGGACAAGGAGGAGGAAGTTACGGACAATGAAGAAATAGTTAATGAAGAAGTAATTACGGACAAAGAAGAATTAGTTACGGACAAGGAGGAGGAAGAAGTAGTTACGGACAAAAAGGAAATAATTAAGGAAGAAGAATTAGTTACGGACAAGGAGGAGGAAGTTACGGACAAAAAGGAAGAAGAAGTAGTTAATATTACAATAAATCCTCTTAAATCAATATGGTTATACTGGTACCATGACAATAATTTTAAAGAATCTTACACTATTGATGAATTTAGTTTGTTATACCGAATAGTTACTGTGGAAAAATATTTAAATATATATAATTATTTACCGGATATACGTTATGGACATTACTATTTAATGAAACAAGGAATCGTACCACTATTAAACTCATATGAAAATGTAAATGGCTTTACTGTTGATTTAAAATTTCCATTGATTGACACAGAAAACATGGAACATTTAAAAGAAGTTTTTTACATATGGTACACAATTTCAAAATTAGCAGTAGAAGAACGGTTATTTAAAAATAAAACACATTCAAAATACGTAAATGGTGTATCCATAAGCTGTTTTTACAAAAAGTCAAAATTTAAATTTAAAATAAGTATATGGCTTCGCAATAAAAAACATAAACACCCAAAATATTTTTCACCAATAAATTTCACCACGAAATTTTTCTCTCATGTAATTGAATATGAAAATTGTGATTTTATTGATAATCAAAATAAGTTAAAATATATTTAAAATATATATGCCAGCATTACTTTCTGAAGTATTTAAACATAATAATTATAGCTTATACAATGGCACAATACAAAAGCAAGAAAATAAATGTGACGAAATAATAAAACATTTTGAAAATTGCAAGGATTGTCAACAGCGTGTTATTAAATTATTGCAAGAAAAAGACAATTTAAAGACACAACTAGACGAATTAAAGCAAGAAAATTTAAATTTAAGTGAACGAATAAATCAAATTGCAGGTTCAAAGAACTTTTTATTAAATATTATTCCAGAAGATAGCAATCCCATTGTAGTAGCAATAATTGCATTAATAATAGTAGATCTATTAACAAAATTTTTTAAAAACTAGTTATTTCACTTGTATAAATGTGAAATTTTAAAATTTATTTTTTTTTAATTGTTTCTCTCGTTTCTCTTTAATTTTCTCTTGTTTCTCTCTAAATTTCTCTTTAAATATTGTTATTTGTTCTTCTAAATCATATTCGTCTGGTAATTTCATTTTAATATTTTCTCTTTCTCCATTATCTAATTTTCTATCATAAACAAGATGAGTTTTTGCTTTATTAATAGTATAATAAGTTGGCAATTCTCTCTCTTTTTTTTCATAAGTATCATTATCTAAATCTTCTACAATTTGATTTGCTTGTTTAAGTTTATCTAATATAGAAATTTTACCTGATTTTGAACTAGTCAAAGGTTTATCTAATTTTGGGTGTTTTTCTACTTTAAAGAATTCTCTCCATAAATCTTTCTTTTTATCCAAACATTCTTTGTAATAAACTACATATTTTTTTAGCATATCTTGGGTAATACCTTTGGGTAAATCTCTAGCATTATGTTTGCGTTCTCTCTTTGTTCCTTCTTTAATTCCTTTAGAATTTTCTCTTTGTTCCTTTCTTGTTGCAATTCTTAAATTATTAAAACAATTATTTAAAGGATTTTGGTCAATATGGTCTACACTAATTTCTTTTGTTCCTCTTCCATTGCCATAACAATCTGTTATTACTTGATGTATATATAATTTATTATTTCCTTGAATATAACCATTTTCTAGATAAGACCAAATAATAGGTATTTCATAATTATTTTTTTTTTCAAATTCTCTAATTATTTTATAAGAATGATGACATAATATACACATAATATTTCTATTACAAAGCATTAAATATTTTTCCTCATTTTTTTCATTTAAAATTTTACATACTGGATTTTTATATTGTCCAGAATATCTTCCTTCTTTTACTCTTGTTCCATTATAAATATGTTCAATTACATTAAATTCTTTTACTAATTCTTTAAAAGATTTATTTTCAATTATAATATTATTATCTCTAATATCATATTTATTTCCATTAAGAAAATTCAAATTATAATTTTCTGTTTTTAATCCATATGCAAATTCTAAAAAATCAATATATTTATTATTTATTTTATAAGATGGATAATCATCATTAATATTATGAATTCTAAAATATCTGTCAAAATTTAATATTTTATAAAATAATTCACTATTTAATATATATATTCTATCTCCATATATAATCTTACATTCTTTAAGCGTATCATCTATATCATATATAGGTTTTATTTGCTTCATGATATTCATATTATTATAGTTTATAATATGAATATGTCTTTAAATCAATTTTTAATTATATTATTTTTTTGTTAGTTGAAATTAATTACTGTACGCGAGCCCGCCCATACCCGACATAATACGGAATACGTTGTAGTTGACACCATAGACGCGGACCTTGCAGGCAGTGACACCAGTAGACATGGTCAAGTTCAAAGTAGCGTTATCAATACGGGAGAAGTTAGCAGATCCAGAGGGCTGATGATCTTCGGGCTTCAAAGCAAAGCAGTAGACATTGATACCGGGAGATTCAGGGATGTTGGTATGATGCTGATAGCTCTGGACCAAGTTGAAGTAGGTACCGGTGCGTTCAGCAAAACGGTCCTGACCATTCAATTGCAACTTAGCAGTGGCAACAGTGTTCAAAGCACGGGTAGCACCAGAGGGATCAACACAGTTTTCGGCATCGTCAGCAACTTCGTTGGTATAGTTAGACCATTGATGAGCAGTGGCAGCATCTTCAGTCTGAGCAACCCAAACAAGTTCCTTGACAGGGTGGTTGAAGCTCAACTTGATGCGGGCAGCACCACCGTTGGTGATAGATTCTTCGCCAGTGAACTGCAATTGTTCGATCAAATATTCGTGAGAAACTTGAGCAAAGCGGCGACGTTCTTCGGTATCAAGGTAGACATAGTCAACCCACAAAGAAGCAGAAACCAAAGAAGGAGTACCAGTAATGGTGGTCGTAAGAGAAGTAGCACTAGCATCAATCCAGAGTTCATCAAACTGTTGGAATTCCAAGTTGATCTTGACTTCGTGGTATTGAAGAGCAATCAGGGGGAGAGCCAAACCAGCGTTGCGGCAGAACCAGAACTGAAGAGGAATATAAAGAGTATATTCCGAAGTAGAACCAGTAACGGGGTATTGCAAAGAAGTAGCAGCATCAGCACCTCCTTGTCCAATCATATCGTCATAACCATGACCAAGGAAATGGCGATGTCCAGCAGCGACAGTCAAATCAGCCCAGATGTTCAACCAGTCACCATAGTGGCGATCAATGCGCTGTCCTCCGACTTCAACTTCAACCTGCTTAATAAGATGATGACCAACATGATCAACCCAGCGGAAAGAACCAGTGGTGATGGCAACAGCAGGCAAAGTAGCTTGCAAGTAGACACGTCCAATCAAATCACCGCTGCGAGCAATAAGGGCAGTGACCTTGCGACCGAAGTCAGCGGAACCATTGAAGGTCTGTTCAATGGATTCACAGGCGAAGTTGGTATGGCGTCTATAGACGACCTTGAAGAAAGTAATTTGGGGGTTACCGGACAAGTAAATATCCTGGGCACCATAGGCAACGATTTGCATCAAACCACCTGACATGTTTTTTGCTTTATATAGTAGTTAAAGAAAAAAAAAATTACAAAAAACGAAATTAATTTTTAATTGTTAAAAGACGCGTGGAAGGTAAAACAGGAATTGACGATCCTAAAATTGGACTAACCTCGATTTCATTATAAATCATATAATCCCGTATATCATGAAGCATAGAAATCATCGAGACTTCATCGAGATTATCGTCTACACATTCTCCATAATGTTCTATAAATGTTTTGCACAATAAATGTGGATATTGATTTTGAACAACTCCTCGTCCTTTATGATTCTGTTCTATAGTTCGAAGAGAAAACACACATATATCACCAGAGTATTCTTGCGAATTTTCAATTTCTGTTGTCATGTCAATAGATCCACAATATTCATGTTTTGTACTCAAAAAGTTACCATCATGGCAACAATCCAATAGTGCATAGAATTTTATCCCTTCTTTAATACTCAAAAGACGGTTATCGAAAGTTTTGGCATTAATAACGCCTTTTTCTTTGTAATCGGACGGCACAATAACGTCTTCAATATCATTTTGCTTCAAATTCTTTATTAGTATACCATCTCCAGAGTACAAAAACCATAATTCTTTACAACCTTTTTCATTACCAGCTTCAATAAGACGATCGAGACCATCTAATATGTTTAATTTCTTAGGATCGGATATTTTAAGAATATCAGTTTGTTGGAATCCAAGCTTATCAATAAAAAAGTCTTCAATATTACGAGTAAAAGACTGCTTCTTTTTGTCATTTGTAGAAACTATTAAAACAGCTCTTTCTTTAGGATCAAATTCTACAACTTCTTTGGATCTTTTTTGTGCAGCTTTTTGGAGAACCTTTTCTTCCATTTTCTTTTCCTTTTCCTTTTCCTTTTTCTTTTTCTTTTCTTCCTTTTTCTTTTCTTTTTCTTCTTTTTTCTTTTCTTTTTCATTCTTTTTTTTGGATAGTTTTATATCATCCAAGGAAATAGACTTATTATTCTTTTTTAATTTACTCGACAACACATTCATTTCTTTACGCACGTTATTGAGACTTTTTTCATGTTCCTTTTGATGTTTTTTGATATCGCTATTTTCAATAACTAACTCTTTTAATCTGTTTGAACATCTCTGTAACTCATCGTCAAAGGTAACCTTTTTTTGAGTGTCCGATGTCGAGCTGCTTCTTTTTCGACTCATATAATGTATGCAGTTATTTTTTATTCATAAAAATGATTTAAAAATTATTAGCAGTAAATATGGACTTGGCATTAATCGAAGGGTTAATGGACACAATTGGTATTCAACAGTCGCGTATGAATATTAAAAATGAAACTGACTATGTTTCTATACCAGAAAATATAAGTGAAATTTTTAATATTGACAAAGAAGGTTATTATATGCATATTATTAATAATACTAAAAATGAAGACATAAATCAATGTGTTTGGAGTTTTTACCAGTGTATATTATATTTTCTTAATAAAAATTACCACTTAATGTCAGAACAAAGCAAAGAACAAAATTATGAATCTTTTCTTATTAAATTTAAGCAAGAAATAGAAAAAATGTTTTATATTATACACGATAAAATGGAGTTAAATGTACAAGATATAAATGATTCTAATCTGTTGAACATTTTAAGTAAGTACATTGATTATAAAATTGTTATACTGAATCCTAGTGAGAAATCCATTAAAATATATCCAGATACACTAAATAAGAGCAAAAAAATAGTTCTTTTAAAAGTAAACGAAAATATTTTTTATCCAATTTTTGATAAGCGTTTTCAAGGTTATGAATTTATAAATGAATCTTCCTATGGTCCTGCTAGTCTTGCAAGTCCTGCTAGTCTTGCAAGTCCTGCTAGTCTTAATGAAAAAACTCTTATTTCAATGCCAAAACCAGAATTACTAGAAATTGCATTTAAGTATAATATTGACACTACAAAACAAGGTAAAACAAAAACAATTACAAAAACTAAAAATGAAATTATTGCAGATATTTTAAAACATGTTTGTAAAAAATGATTATTTTGTAAGATTATACTATATAGGTACTAATGGAACAAGAATCCTTTTTTACGTACTTGAAGCAGTCTTTGGAAGAGTTGTTTAACAATTGTCGAATACAAATGACATCTAGTGATGACAGAATTATCAATGAGCTAGAATTTCGATGTCGTAACAAACGGTTTGGAAACAGTTACATAGAATTTCAAAACATTATTGATTATTGTAGACACAGAGGGTTTGAAGAATTTCAAAAATGTAGCCTTGATATACAGTTTAATGATGTTAATATTGTTTCTGAAAATTCAGATAAAATTGCGAATACTAGAATAAGTATTCCAATTAATTCCAATAACGATAATTTTAAATCATACTGTGTTTCTGATAATGTCGATGGATTAAAAGATGTTTCTTATGAAGTAAAAAGAAGAATAGCAAATGTCGATTTTAAAGATTTATCTTTTATACGTTTGTCTGCATCCAAAGAAACTGTTATGATACCTAGTGAAAACTTATTACCTAATAATGTTAAATTAAGTGAAATAAACAGTTTTATTAAGTCTTCTAGTACAGTGAAATTTTACAGACTTAAAAAGCGATACAGTTTCAAGGTAGTATTACCAAATGCTACATTATTAAGAATTGATTGTACCTCTGTACAGGAAAATAAAGGTACAAGTTTTAAAAATTCTAAATTAAAAGAAAGTGACATTGTTTATGAAATTGAATTAGAATATATTGGTAACATAGACATTGATAATATTAATTTTTTACTATCAAACACTGAATTATCAACTATTCTTTATGACATAGCACGTGTTTATCGTGATGACAAATATCTTATTGTTAATGATAAGCTATATAAAAACGTAATTTCATCGTATATAAATATTTTTTACCGAGGAAAAGACTTACAAGACGTAATAAATAATCCATTTAAATATTTCATAGGCACTGATATAACTGTTATTGATCGGTCACATGTGTTATTGAAATCAAACAAAACACATTTGGTAAACAAAAAGTATTCGGTGTCTTTGAAAGCAGATGGACAACGTTATTTGTTGTTTATTATTGGTGGTGATACCAACTTGTATTTAATTAATAATAAATTGCAAGTTAAAGTTATTGGAAAATTACAATTACAACTGCCTAATAGCTCTTATTATTTGTTCGATGGTGAATTAATAAAGACTAAAGCATTTAATAAATCAACGTTTATGGTGTTTGATACAATATATTACGATAAAAATGATACACGTAAATCCGTGTTTGATGAAAGAAAAAAGTTTTTTGAAAAAATAGAAAAAAAATTTAAAACTGACGGTGTTGATTTAAAAGAAATAAATTATGTTAAACTCGATAATATGGAGTCTTTTAAACTATTTTTAGATAAAAATACAAAAATCATAGACTATGAAACAGATGGTTATATTTTTACCCCAACTGGACAATACCCTAGTAGTATGAAAGATAAAGATAATTTAAGATTAAAATGGAAACCTGTTAGTATGCAATCGATTGATTTTAAATTAATATTTAAAAAAAATAAAAATAAATATGAAATACGCGAAACATTAAAAGATACCTACGACGAGCATAATAACCTTGTTGAAAGAAAAAAAATAAGAATGATACGAGCTACTCTCATGTGCTTAAAACGCAAAAATGAACTCGAATACAAATACGTTGAATTTGAGCCACACAAAAGTATTAACATCGGATATATTGATTTACCTGTTAGTCAAAATGACAAGCCGTATTTTAATAAAAAGATTATTCAAGACGGTTCAATAGCAGAATGTATATTTGTTGAAAATATTTGGAAAATATTACGTATAAGACACGATAAAATACATCCAAATGGAATTGGTACCGCTAATTCAAATTGGAACTTAATTTCGGATCCTATTAATGAAAGCGACCTAGAACTCGGTATTTCTGATAAAAAAAATGAATTTGTTATTGAAGAACCAGTAACACTTATTGAAGACATAGAAATAAACGAATTACCATTACCATTAAAACAAAAAAAGAAATTTACAATGAAAAAAATAAATGAAATAGAAGAAAAAGAAGAAGTATTAGCTATTAAACGGTTTAGTTTTAAAAAGAAACAACAAGACAATATTCCTAATGTTGGTCCACTTGGTCCACTTGGTCCGCTTGGTCCTCTTGGTCAATCGGGTCCACTTGGTCCGCTTGATCCGCTTAAAAGTAATAATTACACTATACCTAAAGGTATTCCAAAAGTTTTAGAACCTACTAGTCTCGAAGGTTATATGCTTAGTCTTATAAACCCAGAAGAAAAAATAGAAAACATTAGTTACGAAACCATGAAAGAAAAACTAATAATAAGTAATTACGTTAAACCATATGTTTTTAAACAATATAACACATATATAAAAGATGTTTTTAACCAGCTAAAATCGTAATGTAAAATTATTTTATACTTTATAAAGTATAATAATGTCGTCTTTTGAAAATATTCAAACCACATTTAATAATGCACTGAATAAAATTGAAAATGGATTACAATTAATGTTTACCGATACAAAAGAAAAATTTGATCAAAATAAACCCAAAAATAATATTTTTAATTACGTAAACAGTATAAATAACGACGAGTTATTTATTTATTTACTTTTAATAGCAGCAATAGTGTTTATAAGTAGTACAGTTGCAATTAATAGTTCTGTTATAATAGGATTAATAGCAGCATTTATAGTAATTTATTTTTTGAGAGAGCGTAAAATAGCGTTAGGAGATAATTTTGAAATGGAACACGAAAACAAACTTGAACACGATATATTTTCAACAGCAAAAAATATGCACATTGATGCTTCAATTATAGATTTGCTTTTTAGCATAAAAGAATACAAAAATTATAATCCAGAAGTATTTGTGCTATTAACAAAACATATTGATAATTTACTTCGCATTGAATCAGATCTTGAAAAAGGAACAATGTATCCGTATCATATGTTTGATATAGCAAAAACATTTCATAAAAAGACGTTAAACGCTGTTCATTCTATGATCCATAGTATTCCTTATAGTAGAAATAGTGATAAAAAGCATACTAAAATATTAGAAGAATTTAATATATTATTAGCAAAACATATGTCTAAAATAAAATATTTAGCAGATAAAATAGATGCAACTACACCAATAAATACAGCAAGCAGACCAAAGTACGATGATAAAGTATCGGGTCAAGACTCTATATACGAGCAAAATTATGAATTTTTTAACTAGTTAATTCTTTTTCAAACTTTTTAATATCTAATTGTGGTAATAGTGGTTCACATTCCCATAATAATTTTTTATTAATCGTGCATAATTCAAAGTTATGAGGATAATATTTAGAATATTTTATCATAATCGATCGAAGCTTTTCTGGTAACAACATTATACTTTTTGGTGGCATAATATACAATAACTGCACATCAACACTTAGCGGTGTTGTTTCTTTAAGAATAAAATTAGGGTTTAATGTATTGTCTTTTAAATGTTTTAATAAATCTGACATACATGGAACGTACTTGGAAGTATAATGCCAACGCCAATCAATGCATTTATCTGTGTAATAACATAGAGACCAAGCCATACCATTACAATAATCTTGACAACCTTCAAGTATATCAATTTCTTTGCAATGTAGTTCTTTTAAATACCGCGTTTTCCAGCCATTTGTACCAAATCGAACTTTGTCTTCATATTTATGCTCTATGTAATTATAATTTTCTATTTCTTCTTTGTAATTTGAAGGAATTTTTTCTTTGTAATTTTTAATTCTTGAAATACGTTTGTTTGTTATTTTTGAAAATTGTTCATTTTCTTTTTCAGAAATCATTTCAATAATTTGCAAAAAATTTTCATAAACAATTTTATTTTTATTTATAATATTTGCAAAACTTTTTGACTGTCTTAATTGTTTATAACACTCTAGTACTATTTCTAATGCACCTTCTCTTATTAGCATTGACGGTATATGTGGTAAAAAATCATTACCGTGCAAAAAACATAAATATGCATAATCAATAATAGTTTTTTGAACATAATGCGAAGAAATTACTTGTGTTTTTTCATTATCGGAAACTAAATTATTATGCAAATAAATTCGCATTTCCGGAATTTTTACAAAATAATATGGACAACCATTTTCCGGATTTTTTTCAAAAAATGTGCTTTCTCGAAACAACATACAATTTTTTTTGTAATTTAGTAAGCATAAAAATATTAAATCTGCATCAAGTCCATAAACAACTGCATTTTCAGTGTTGTTGCTTCGTAAATGTTCCATTATCTTGTGTTCTCCTTCTCCTGGTTGCGAAGAAGGATTAACAATAACTTCACAATTTGGCATGGTATAATCCAAGTTGTCTATGGACTGCATAAATTGTGTCCCTGGACTTATCATATTAAAATCATTTGTTTCAATAGGCATATTGTATTTTTCTTGCAATTCGTTGTGTATAATTCGGTCAGCTGCACTGCGATAACGACGCTTTCGTTGTTGGTCCATTTTGGATAATGGAACAACTCCATCAATAGCAATATATATTAATTTTTTTGGCTTAATATAGTTTACGATTTCATGATAATAATCAAGCACGCTTTGAAACATTTCTTGTTGTGACATATTTATACGCTTTTTACACGCTGGATGAATAAGACAATTGAAATCTAGATACAAAACATTACAATCATACATGTATTTTGTTGTTATTAGTTCGTTTTTGTGTTCTCGGTATAACCAAGCAAAATAACTCGGTACACCCATTTGTTACAAAAAATAATTGCAATCATTTTTCACATTAAAATTGGCAATTATTTTTTGACAACTTTTTTCTTCTTCTTTAAATTTTTTAAATCGCACATTTCTAGTGTCATTTTCCCAATGGTGATTTGTAACTGCAAACAACTGTATTGATTTAGATAAAACTTGTATTTGCATTATTTCTGGGTAATTTGCTATTTTATCGTGCGAATAATAATAAATATTTTTTTCATTTTCAATAGGTGTTATAAGGCTCATAAATACTGCAAGTGATTTATTATTGCATTTAAAAGGAAAAAGCCTGTTGTCTTTTTCAATATGAATGTAAATACCGTTAGATAAATGATAACAAGATTTTTCATTTATTTTACTTCGTCGTGCGTATAAAATTTTTTTAAAAATTAAATTGGCATCTTTGTTTATCATGTCGTCGTCATCAATACGTGTAGTACATAAAAATTTTTTAGTCTTGTAATCTACATAAGGCATTATCCAATCATTACTTTCAAAAGTGTCTTTTTTATTCCATGTATGTAAAGTAATAAAATTATAATCTTTTGTTAAATCTGTAAGACGTGTTTTCCAGTTAATTGGTAAGTTTTCATCAATAATTATTATTATTTTGTAATCTATTAAAGATTGTTGTAATAAAGAGGGTAAACAAAAAGTTTCAAACAATTTAAACCTGTATTCAAGACGTTCATTACACAATAACGAATTTATTTTTTTTAAAAACTCATCACGATTCAAAATAACCGAAAATCGGATTATAACAAGATGTTCTACCATAGAAAGAAACACTTTTTCGTCATTTGTAATAGATTGTTCTTTTAATTCGTAATAGTATCTCATTTATAGTAGTAGCTATTTTTAAAAAGACTATAAAAAGCACAATATGCAAATATTGGTTAAATCTGCTTCAAAATTAAATAACGAAGAACTTAACTGGATAAATTCTGTTGTTTCTGAAAATTTTAATAAACCTCTGTTAAATCAAGATCTTTTAAATTCTCTAAAATATACAAAGTCGCTGTGGTTTATATGCTTTATAAAAAATAAAAAAATGGGATTGGCTTCTTTGAGAGACATAGAAGAAGATAACCTGACAAATATTTGTATATTACCGGAATATAGAAACAACGGGTATGGATCTATGTTAATAAACAATGTTATTTTATTTTACAGAGAGCATAAAAAGTCGTTAAATAATATTACTTTAACAGTAGATAAAAATGACAGTTTTCTGGTTGAATTATATACCAGAAAAGGTTTTGAAATTTACAAAACTAGTGATATACAGCATTATATGGAGTTTAAAAATAAAAAGTCATATTTCGTTTAAGTTTGTAGTTAAGAGGTATTACTTGGTTGTATTGGTTATATAGCTCACTTATTTGTTTATCTGGACTACGATATGTATTTAGTTTGTTTACTATATTTGAAAGTGGTTCATCATGCATTATATCAATAGTATATTGCTTTACAGGATCGTCTTTTTTTATTAAAATAAGTTGTAATTTATTCATAATTAATATATTTTATTTTATTTTATTTTTATGCGTAGTTATGCTGCATAAATTTCCTTTTTAAAAATATCAGGATGGAAAACACAAATTATAAAGTTTTATTGCAAATGATTTGTATTTATAATGCACTTAATGATGGTTGGACAGTAAAAAAGACTGGACCAAACAAATACGAATGCGAAAAAGAATTAAAAAAAATTAATTCCGATGTATTTATGGATCAATTTGTAAAAGAATTTTTAAAGTATATAATTTCAAAAAATAATGCTTTTACCAATCAGGACTAAATAGTTTTGCAAGTCTTTCAATACTGCATATACCCTGTTCTTTTCTTAGAGTTACATAAGACATACATAGTACCAAATCTTCTGCAATTAAAGAAACCGATTTCGAATTATCAAAATATTTTTTGAAAAAATCTATAAATTTTTTTGAAAGATTTTTTGAATCTGCATTGTAAATAATTATATCAAAAGTTTCTGGCAAAATCTTTTCTAAATTTAAAAATTTATGAACGTTAACTAACGTCACATTTATATCCTCTGTTTTAGAAATATATTGAGTAATTTCTGGTAGGTTTGGATATATATAATACGCCTTTTCATCGTATAAAAACGAAGATTTGTAAGCTACTCCACATTTAATTGATATACATAAACCAGTCTTATTTACATAAAGTCGTGCAATATTACAACTAGTAATGCATTCCTTTTCTTGGAGTTTAATAAATCCAGAACATAAAAACAAACTGTCAATGTATTCCATCATATCGTAGGTACGCGTTTCACAAGATTCACAAGATTCACGAGTTTCACAAGATTCACGAGTTTCACAAGATTCACAAGATTCACAAGTTTCAAGACACGGGATTATTTCATTTTCATAGTTATTTTCAACACAATTTTTGTATTGTTCTGGATCGTTATCGATTAAACCCTGTAGTGTTTTTATACTTATTGTATTCATTTGACACTCTAGTAATAGCAATCATTTTTTATATAGAAAAACATAATATAAAGTCTAAATGTCTTGGAATGAAAAATATACTCCAGTAACATTAGATAAAATAGTAGGAAATAAAAATGCTATTAACGAGATAACACACGTTATAAACAATAAGGAAAAAACACCGATAATGTGTTACGGTAAAACAGGTCTCGGTAAGAGTACAATAGTATCAATAATATTTAAACAACATAAATACAGTATAAAGCTAATAGATTTAAATAAAAATAAAAAAAATGTATTTGAAGTATTAACTAATTCGCTGTTTAGTAAAAATATTGAATCTTATTTTACAAAGGAGAAAAAGACAGTATATTTAATAGACAATATGGAAACTATTAAGCATGAAAAAGATCTTAATCAAATCGTTGAATTTATTTTTCAAAAAAAATTAAATGAAGACGATATTATGGTGTGTATAACAAATAATTTTGATCAATTGGACCAGTGTAAAAATTTTAAGCATATCGAGTTTAAAAATATTGATAACAATGACATAGCAAGACTAGTTAACAGAATAAAAAACAAAGAAAATATAAAAATTAATAAAAAAGACACTGAATTAATCATTGAAAATTGCGAAAATAATTTTAATAAAACAATCAACACTGTGTACCAGTTATATTTGTTATATGGAACAAATATATCATCTTCTAATATTAACGAATTTTTTAAAAAGAAAAACAGGTCATCCAATATAAAACACAATCGACAAGATACATTATTAGAAATTTTTGATAAGAATATAACAGCAAATAACTGCATAATTAAATTTAATAAAGATAAAAGTATGCTTCCTATGCTAGTAAATGACAATTTTTTAAGTTTCTTTTATAATTCGAGTGATCCATTACTGAAAAAGCTATTTATAATGAAACAGTGTACTAATTATATTATGCTTGGGGATATATGCGACAAGCTTATTTATAATCAAAATAACTGGTCAAACCAGTATATCCATTGCCTTCTTTCGTGTTATTTTCCTGCCAATTACGTCAATAAAATGAATTATACTGTACCAGATGATCTTAGTGTATCAAAAACACTTGGTAAGTATTCACGCTATAGAACAAATATCAAAAATATTATTACTATTTTTGAACAAATAAATGGACCAAAGTTTTATAGCATTGATGATGTACATCATATTTCAAATACTATTTTGTATAGCATATACTCGAAAGAAACAAATAACAAATTATTAAATATTGATTATGGAGTTAATATGCTAATAAAACACAACATGGACTATACGTTTATTGATAAGTTGCAAAAAATAGATATATTAAATAAAAATAAGTACAGAATAAAAAACAAAAATAAAATAAAAAAAATATACATTGATCAAAAGACTTACAAAGATACATTAATATAAACAAATGGAAGAAAACTTTGATCCAGTTTATGGTGAATCTATCTTATATAATGAAGAATTCGATTGTATATGGAAAGACGATTACATGGAGGCAATGCAAGACAAAATTTTAACAGCAAAATACATAAAAAAAGGTTCTTCGTGCAATTTAAAACGACTAAAAGAAAAAATTAAAAAAAATAAGGACAATATCGAGTTTATAGGTTCTGGTGCTTACGCATCAGCATATATGATAGACGAAAATAATACCGAATATGAACACAATACATATGTTGTTAAAAATTGCGCATATCAAGAAGACGAACACATAAATGACATAGAAGAAAATGTTAACTGTGAAGTACGTATGATTAAACACTTAAATAATTTTATATTCAATAGTATAAGTCCCCATATTCTTCTTTATATCAAACATGCACAATGCACAGCATGCAATAATCCATCAATGCGTATTGTTACTGAAGTATGCAGGTCAAATGTAGAAGAATTATCAAATGAAGAGTGGCCTTATTTAAAAAATATGGATATAATTATTTTTCAAGTTCTTTATACACTGCATTGTATTCAGTCGGTTTACCCAGAATGGCGTCATAACGATTTAAAAATCGATAATGTTTTTATTGACAAAGTAGCAGAAGATGACTACTATTACAAGATACAAAATAAATTTTTCAAAATATCTACTGATATGTTTGCTAAAATTTCGGATTTCGGTTTGGCTCATTTGCCAAATATTATTATCAATAAAGCAGTTTATCCAAATCCTGAATTAGACTGGGATCCAACCACAAATGGAATGCGTCCAACACAAAATAGGTATTACGATATGCATATGTTCTTAAATGAAATAAACATAGAATACGTAGACGATTACGCAAAAAGCACGCTCGATACCAACATGGTAAATTTAATAAAAGATATGCTACCAGACCAATACAGAAGTGATGTATATGTCAAAGGTAATAAATTAAAAACAAACAAAAAAACGGCACTTAGTGAACACTGTTTATTAGAAGACATAGAATACAAACAACCAATTGATGCTCTTATGAATTATTTTGGTCATTTTGAAGTTTCATGTGATAGTATACCCGAAGATGCTAATATTTTTAGTTTGAATTAAGCAGCACAGAAAATGCATTTTCATGCTTCTTTTTAACTGGTTTATTTATATTTTCATAAAATTCTTTAACTGCATCATCGCAGTATATTTTTGAAAAGTTTATATTTTTCAAGAATAGACCATCTAGTGATCTTACTCGACTTAGTGTTACATAAATCTGCGAAGGTAAAAATACATTTCCTAAGTCTGTTACTACATAATCAAGCGTCATTCCTTGGCTTTTATGTACTGTAACAGCCCATGCCAATCGCAATGGAATTTGTGTTCGAGTTACACTGTACGTTGTCATTTCGCTACTTTGTTGATATGGTGTTATAATTTGCTCTATGCCATGGCGAAATAAAACACGGGGATTTCCATTTACAAACCCCGTAATAATACCACGTGACCCATTTGCAAGTTTTGTATCCATATCGTAATTGACAACAAGCATAACCTGACAATCAATACACAATTCTAGATTATCTACTAGCATAGAGCTCTTGTTTATAAACTCAATTATTTTTTCATAGCTTTTTCCAGTCTTTAATATTATGTCTTTTTCGCGGTTATAAACTTTATCGACACATTTGAAAAGTATAGAGCTATTTTCCTGTTTTAATTTTTCGATTTCTTTTTCATTAATAGACGATACTTGTGCATTAGTGGGATAAATGCATGTTGGTATTATTCCATTTTCATATTTTATTTTTTTTATGCGTTGTTTTAGCAGCATAATATGTTCGTCACTTATATAACCAAGCCTTATTTCATTTAATAATGTCTGAAATATAGTATTGTCTTGTCGAAATATTTTAGTAAGCAAAATATTGTGAATATTTCCTTGCCATAGTTCTGATTGGAAACAATAATCAGTGCTTTTTACTGGTGGTAATTGACAAAAATCACCACAGAAAATAAGTTGTATTCCTCCAAAAAAAGTTTTGCGATTTCTTATTTTTTGTGCTATATAGTCAAGCTTTTCAAAAAGTTCAAGAGTAAGCATAGAAACCTCATCAATTATTAAAACTTTTACACTGTTCCATCGCTCTCTGTTTTTAGAAACTTTGCGCACATATTTATACAAATGCTCTGAATCACCATTTCCGATTCCAATTCCAGCCCAACTATGAAGTGTTCTCCCTTCTGGTAAAAGAGTAGCAGCAACACCAGTCATAGCAGTTATTGCAACTTGTTCTTTTTCAAATTTACTTAATTTATTTATTAAATTATTTAGTAAAAATGTTTTGCCACAACCTGCTGGTCCAGTAATAAAAATATTTTTTCCTTTTTCAAAACATTCTATAACATATTCTTGTTTTTCAGTAAGAACTTCTTCCATTATATAATACTATAAAAATATAAATCATTTTTAAAATAAAAATTAAATTGCTTAAAAATATACAGCAACTGTAGAGTATATGAGTGAAAAAAAGGCTGAAGAAAATCAACTTAGTGTAAGTCCATTGGAAGTTATCTTAGGATCAATCGATCTTGCTACTTCCCGTGGTGCATTCAGAATGCAAGAACTTCAGTTAATTTCTCAAGCTTATGCGATGATTACGCAAACACCTGTTAAAGAACAAGCTGGACAAGCTGGACAAGCTGGACAAGCTGGACAAGATGGACAAGCTGAAGAAGCCGGATCTAGTGAACAGGGACAGGGACAAGGACAAACTCGTCAAGTAAGTGAACTAGAAAGAGCAATTCAAGGTATTCTTGCTCTTAGAAAGTAAAAAATTTTAAGTTTTTTTTGTATCTATTTGATATATGGAATCAAATATGGAAAATATGGAAAATATGGAAAATAACGGCGGGGATTATGTAACACAATTATTGAAAAAAATATACGAAGAAAGTGTACGTGCTACCGAACAACGTGTATTTCAAAAATATTTTAATGACACATTGTTTAACTCATTGTTAGTTTCGGTTTTTTGTATAGGTCTTATTCTTCTTTCAAACAGATTTATACCAGTAAACTTTATGGGGTATACAAATGTACAACCATGGCTTTCTATTGCTATTTTAGCACTTTGTATGTGTTATTTTGCCTATTCGTATTATAAGCTAACGCGCACACAAAAGAAAATTAACAAAGTGCGTAAATAAACTAGAGCAATTTTATTTTTTAACTTAAATGACTACCAATGCTGGTTCATCTAAGCAACCCGAAATTGATTTTAAAGTAAAAAAGTTTGATATGAATATGGTAGGTGATAACAAAGTAATTCTTTTTATTGGAAAGCGTGGAACAGGTAAATCAACATTAGTACTTGATTATTTGTATCATAATCGAGATTTTCCTTGCGGTACTGTTATTTCTCCAACAGATGAATTTAATGAAACTTATAAACCGCATATTCCTAGTATTTTTGTATACGACGAATATACACCAGAGTTAGTAGAAAAATTTCTTTCAAGACAGCGCATTATGGTTAAGCGTACTTTGAAAGAACGAGAATACAAAGACATGGATCCACGTGCATTTCTTATTTTTGATGACTGTTTATATGATAATAAGTCATGGATTAATGACCGAAATATAAAATGGATTTTTATGAATGGTCGACACGGTAAAGTTACTTTTATTATTACAATGCAGTATTTGCTTGGTATTCCTCCTGGTCTTAGAACGCAAGTAGATTATCTTTTTATTTGTAAAGAAACTAAGTACAACAATAAGAAAAAAATGTACGAACATTATGCAGGTATGTTTCCTAATTTTGAAATGTTTAATAAGGTACTCGATGAATGCACTAAAGACAGAGGGTGTTTAGTAATAGATAACTCTACTAATAATGATAAACTAGAAGACCAAGTATTTTGGTATAAAGCAGATTTACATGATCAATTTAAGGTATGTTTGGACCAGTTCTGGGAAAATAATGACGCTATTGAATCCGGTGCATTTACAACAGGACAGCCCGAAAAGGGTGATTACAGTAGTTTTAATAAAAGTAAGTACAATATCAATGTTACAAAAGAAAAACACAAAACGTATTATTAAATACTCGCTCGTCTATTAATTAAAAAATAAAATAGTTTAATAGAGTAAATGATACAAGACCCACTTGTTCATGATATTCTTGTAACACATATACTTAATGAATTAAAAAACTTGTACAAAACATCGTATAAGCTAAACCCACGCGATTCTATTGTTGTTTTTCAAGTTGCATTAAGAAATATACCAGATATATCCGAAAGCAAACTAGAACAATTGTATGAAGAGTTTTTAAATAAAGTAAAAGAATCAGACAACGATGAAGACTATATAACTCGTATTTTTGAACTTAATTTTAGAAATGTTGTTCGTTACCTTATGGAAACAGACAAAGGTTTAATTGTAACCCAAGAAATACCTATTAGTCTTTTAAATATTTCTGCATCGAACCAACGTATGTTATTCCATTTTTACCTTGAATCTGCAAGAGGAGTATGGACACATGCAAATTTGTTTTCTTTTAAGTATCCAGAAGAAGAGCAGGTAAAAAATCTAGAAACTTTAAAAAATATTGTTCGCAACTCTATTATACGTACTGTTCAAAAGCGTGTCGATCTAAATGAAGTAATGGACTATTACACTAATAAAAAGGAAGAAAAGGAAGAAGAAAATGATGAAAAAGAAAAGGAAGAAGAAAAGGAAGAAGAAAAGGAAGAAAAGGAAGAAGAAGAAGAAGAAGAATTTAAATACCCTGAGGATCAATATGCGTATATTGCTCATGAATTTCATGAAAGCAACGAGGAAGAAGAAGGAGCGGAAGAAGAAGGAGCGAAAGAATCAGAAGAAAGCAAGGAAGAAAATAGTGAAAAAGAAGAAGACGAAGAAGACGAAGAAGAAGAAAAGGAACAAAAAATAAAGAAGCATATAGACGAAGAAAACGTTATGCATATTTCCATACCTTCTAAGTATGCTAGTGAAGAAATAAAAAAATCTAATTCACAAGATTCAAACGATTCACAAGATTCACAAGATTCACAAGATTCACAAGATTCAAACGTTTCAATAAAGTCTAGCAAGTCCAGCAAGTCTAGCAAGTCGAGCAAGTCTAGCAAGTCCAGCACTATATATGATGAAAGCGATGATGATTTCATTATAGAACCAAAAAATAATCTTGATAAAGTAAGCATTGATGATTTTGTTAGTGAGTTAGAAGCATAAACTATTTTTATAAGTAAGACTATAATGATAATTTCTAGTCTGTATTTTTATCCTATTCTTGCAGCATTGATTGCTTTTGTATTTATGTACTTGGATTCTCGTCTATTTGACAATAAAAAAACGAAGATGACATACATTAAAAATGCAGCTCTTGTTGGGTTTATTGTATGGTTATTAGTTTTCTTATTGGATATAGACGGTACTCAAGAAATACCTATTTTTGATGAAAATATTTCGCTTGTTCCAGAAATCAATGAACGTATGATACAAGGTGTTCCAGACTTTTAAAAATAAAATATCTAATTATAGTATAATGAACGCAGCACCAGCTTTTGTAACTCCCGAACCAAGTTGTGCCAACGACTCTAATGTGTTTGATGTAAATTTTCAGAAACAACAGCAAATACCATCTGTAACAGCACTACACGAAGAACAAAAAAAGCAAATTGAAAATGTTATGGAAACACTCCAAGAAAATGTTCAATACAACCAACAAGGTGGTTTTGTTATTGAATTTATTCTTGGTACCGGTATTATTCATGTAATTGGATCAATTTATGCTGTATTTTTGGCATATCAATGTAACCTTACTTGGAACTGGATAGAACTTATTGCAGCATTGGTTTTCCCATATTTGTATATCCCTTACGCTTATTATAGTAAGCAATGTTCGAGTGAAGTATTGATACCTACTTTGATACAAATGTTCCAATTTACTGGTGACATAATCGGTTATTTGATAAGTGCTATTCCAAGCATTTTGACAGTCGGTATTAGTCTTGTTACATTGTACTACATTCTCAAAATCGAAGACAAAGTAAACACGTCTGAATAAATATTTTTATCTGTATTATAATTATAATAATGCTGTATGTTCTAATTGTAATAGTAGCACTAATAATATTTGGTCTCCCACTTGCTGTTAAAAATTCAGCAATTCAATCAGGTGGATATGTTGACCCCGTGACAGACATGACAGAAGCTATTGGTAAGTTAACTGAAGTAAAAAATAATCTTGATAATCTAGCTGACGATATAGCCGAACTAGCTCCATCGCTCCCCGAAGTAGGAGACTCGCTAACTAATATAACTACTAATATTAACACTGCTTATACCGACTTTACAACATCATTGGACACAATAAAATCAAATGTATCAACTAACTTACAATTTTAAACTTTTTTATTACTATTTAATATATGACACCAACTATTTTAATAGCTTTGGCAGCTTTGGCAGCTTTGGTAATTTTTTATTTATTACCTTACACAAAAGAAAATTTTGAAAATGAAAACGTAGTAAACTTAAAGACTGGTCTTGATCAATTACAAAATTTAAAATCACAACTTGAAAACCTTGAACAAGACATAAGCAATTTATCTCCAAATTTATTGAATTTAGAAGAGCATAAAGAAGTATTAGGAAATCTTGCAACCAATATTAATACTGTAAGTACTACAATGCTAACAAATATGAAAAATATTGAAACACAAGTATTAACAAACTTCAATGCTTAATTTTTTTATTGCATAATAATATAATTATGGTTGATTTTGAATTAATTGCAACCATACTAGTAGTTTTAGCTATTTTTTATTTTCCATTATCGGAATCGTTTGTTAGTCCTATGGAAAAAACATTGAATAATATTAATCAAAAAACCGAAGAATTGCAAGCAAGATTACAACAAGCAAAAACAACAAATACAGAAGAATACGAACAACTCAAATTGGAGTATCGCGATCTTCTTTTACAACGACAAAAAATAAAAGACAAATTGCAAAAAGACAAAGCTACTAAAGCTGCTTTAAGTGTTGAAAGCGATCCACCTCAATTTTTATCTTCTTTAATTAGTTCTGCATTTGGTGCTTTTTCTTCACTTGCAAACGCACCGTTAGATATTATTATTCAAGCAGTAAAACAGTTTGTTAATATATTTATAGGATTTATAACCAGTATAGTTGATTTGTTTAAATCAGTTCTTACTTACGTTAATACTAATGTTTTTAAGAATATATTGGATTCAATAAATATTCTTTTTGGTGCAGTAAAAACAGTTGATACAACGTTAGAAATCAACAAATCTGTAACAACGGGTATACAAGAAAATAGTAGTAATTTAATAAGCATACTTAATGGTATTATTACTAATATTTCGCAGTTCTTTGCAAAAATTTTTAAAGATTTTTATACTGCGTTTGAATCCTTGCTTACAAATAACATAGGAACAACAATAGTAAGCAGTTTCACCAAGTTATTTGAAGTATCAAAAACAGTTGAACAAACACTAGAAACCAATAAAAATGTAACATCAGGAATACAAAATACTGGAAAAGGAATACTTGATACCATAATTTCTATTTTTAAAAACATAGCAACTATGCTTACAACTATGATAACGTCTATTTACACTGCGTTTGAAACATTATTTAGTTATTTAATTGCTAATGTATTTAATAATATGCTTGCCAGTATGAATAGTCTTTTTGTTGCCGTAAAAACAACTGAGACTACATTTTCTAAATCAAAAGACAGTATGGAAAGCATTCGGTCTAGTATGGTAGATGCAATTGACGAAATAAAAACATTATTTAGTAAATTAACAGGGCATACATTTGGAGAATTATCCAATATGACTGGTATTGTAGACCAATTTAATATTTCTGTTGGCACTCTTTTACAATTAACTAATGCAAATGAAATTGCTATTAACGAGGTCAAAGGAAAATTCAATACTGCAATGTCCAATCTAAAAGGTGACATAACAAAAGTAAAATCAAAACTCGATGAAATAAGCGGTGGAAAAGTAGATATGCCAAATCCTATTCCAGATATAAATTATCCGTCTATTAGTACTTCTGCATTACAAACAATATTAAATAACATAGAAACCTATAAAATAAAATAAAATAACTTTTTTTCTTACAATATTATAAATGACCAATAACTTAATTGAAGTTGTTTTTTGGTCAGTAATAATTTTTTTAGTGTTTAAACATATATGGTACAGTGAATCGTTTAACTCTTTTAACGGGCTAAATGGGCTAAAACAAACCGAAAATATAAATAATATTGTAAATCACGTCACGACTACAATAGATAACGATGATCTATTTTATAATGACAACAAACTAAGTAATTTTACAAATGATTTTGGGTCACAAATAAACAATATGAAAAACAGAATTAAACGCTGTACTAAAACAAAAGAAGGACCATGTGTTGAAACGAGATGTGGTAAATGGTCACGTGTTCCACACGAGTGTAATTGTGGATGGAGTGGAAGCGGGTGGAACAGAAAATGGAAGTGTAGTACTTGTCATAAGGACGATCATCCATGTCAAAGATGGGATTGTACTAGACGTTATCCTGAAAAGGTTCCTTATTGGAATTGTTAACAGCACAAAGCGCAATATTATTTATAATTTTATGAAACTTTGAATACGGGCGAATAAAATGAAAATCAGAATAATTATGAATTGATTGGCAAATTACTTGTTTATTTTCAAGTATAAATTTCTTTTGTTTTTTATCAAGACGCTTGTAATTTGTGTGTATGTCATTAAGTATTATTATTTTATCATACTTTATAGCATTACTATAAAGTTTTTCTTGGTCTGTAAACCAACCAATACAATTTTTACTACCAGTATATTCGTCTTTGTACCACTGTATTAAATTAGTAGATATATCATCAATTTTTTTTACGTTAAAAATAGTTTGCCAGACTGAACAATGAGCTGCATTATAACACATTGCAAACATTTTTTGCTTTACATAACGATCCGTGTACGTAACAAAATTTTCTTTGTTGTAACTATCCAGTAATTCAACAAAGTGTTGTTTTTTTAACGGAACTATGTCCATATCAGATATTAGTACTGTTTCATTTTCCATAAGAGCCGGGTACAAAAGACGAATACACTGTGCTTGAAAAGTAGTGTGTATGTTTGGTAATGGTTTATAGAGTATTACACTATCTGGAAACTTGTTTTTAAAGTTTTCCAATACAGCAGGTAGACTGGTACCTACATAAATAGCAATACAATCGTAATCACATATGCTTTTCCACATTTTATGAACCAATGGAAACATTGATGCGTAATCACCATGAGAATCACAACTTACAAGAACTTTAGTTATTTTCATTTATAAATCATAAATAAAAAAGTTTAAAAAATTAAGCACAAACCATAAAGAAACCACCGGTTTGAGCTGGAGCTGGAGCTGGAGCTGGAGGGTCTATAAATCCACCTTCCTGAAGAAGTTGTATAGCTGCTTCGTCTTCCGTATCATTTATAGCTTCCATAGATTGTCTTTGTTGCTTTGCTTTACGCAAAGTTTCTTTTATATCATTAATTCTATTAGCTCGTTGTTGTTCTTCTTCGTCTTTTGAAAAAAAGGCTCCCATATAAAATAAATAATATTTAAATTTTCAAAGGTATTTTCCTATATTTATTTATAGTTGTTATGGTATTGTGATCTTGCGTTATTTTTGCACCCAATGTAACAAAAACTACAAAATATTGCCACACTGTATTTTTAGTTTCATTTGTCATACCATCAAGCCATAACTTACGTACTTTATCAAAGAGCTCGCGGTATTTTTCTTTTTGCGTTACCTGTTCAATAGCCAGGTCTTTTAAGAAAAAATCATCGTTACGTTCCATTATATGTACTGTATAGTTTGACATGTTATTCATAAAATATTCCACCATACCTCGAGGGTCTACCTTTGCATAAAGAGCTACTTTGTCTTTGTAAACCATAAGATCTTTATCTTCAGGATAAATACGAACAAGCTGTTCTATAAATTTATTAATGTTATCACGAAATACTTGCAAATCTGATTTTGAACCATGCATTTACTATTATAAAGTATAATTTTAAATACGATTTTTACGTGCTAAAATTCGTATGAAACAAGATCGACTTTTTCTTCTTCTTCATTATCTTCTTCTTCCTCATTATTTTCTTCTTCTTCTTCTTCTTCTTCTTCTTCTTTTTCACTTTTTTTAGACGGGTTAAAACTCTTTTCTGTTTTTGGTACAACCTTGAAAAACGCAGTTATTTTTTGATTTTTATTTCGCTTTGTTTCATATTCCATTAGCGTATTGTCAAAAAGTTTTTTGCATTTTTCATAATACCTAGAATCGAGCTTAAATACTTGCAAAATAGGCTGCATTACTTGTCGTTCTAAATAAAATTTATAATCTATCTTTAGTTTCATCACACGCGCATAATCCGGGTTTTCAACACGGTCTCCTTGGAGTATTCTCTTCTTTCCATCGTCACCAGATACTTGGACATATATGTAAGGTACCCTGTCATTTGTTTGAGGCTTGTTACCAGGGTCTCGTCTTGCAATACGTCGTGCTAATACGTTATGTGCAACAGTATCCGGTGCTTTGTAATAACTACGAAGCGTTTTTGAAATTATAAACATTTCATATGGATATTCACCATCCAACAGCTTACGCAAACAATTTTTTATCATTTGTAAGCTTGCTTCTAGATCTTGTTTTAACATAATTTCTCGAATAGCATTACCGAAAATTTCCTTACAAATATTTGCGTTATCGCGCCTTTTTAATACGATACCCATACTTTTAGGCGAATATTTTGAAGATCCGTATTCGGTATAATAATGCCCATGATATCGTTTCTTTGAAATCAATATAAATGGGAAAATAGATTTTTCAAATTCTAAATTATGTGGCTTTTTAAGTTGTCTTGATATAGCTAATGCACCTTCTGTACAATGCATTATTGACTTATTAATAGCATCAAGTCCGTGAAGTTTTTTACCGTTTAAGTCTTTGCAATTGAAGCGTATAAACACACTATCGGTATTATGAACTATCATTTTGCCAATACCTGCTTGGAAATGATGGTTTTCTGTTTCAAAATCATACACATAACAACTATGATATAAATGTGTTACTTCTTCTATTTTTTTGATACTATCACAAGGCTTTCTTTGCTTTCGTTTAGTTGCTGTCAAACGATAAATGTTTTGTTTGTCAGTTCGGTTGTTCAATGAGACTTTGAACCCTATTTTTGTCATCAACATATACAGAGACTGGCAAGTCAACTTATTTTTCGCATCACATCGTGTATATATGTCTTTATCGCCGTCTCCAATGTAATAACCATTCCAAAACTCTCTTGCAATTTCTAATGGTGCTTCAAGTATGCATTGTGGTACAATTTTTTCTTTTTCTCGATAAACAAGTGCTCGGTACTTCAGTGTTATATTTTTCATACCACCAACAGGAACAAGCTTATAAACTCCAGAAGATTTAAGTGTATCAAGAATTTTAAATTCTTGGTTTGTACTCTTTTTTAAGTAGTCTTTTGCTTGATTTAAATAGTCCAAACAAGCATTGTTAATTGCCCAGGAGTATTTTATTCCCCATTTTGTAACATATTTTCCACAACTACCATCAGCCATAAAAAATCCCATAGCCCACGCTTCTATTGCTGTTACACTAACATTCGTTTCTTTTAAAATAGGAAGTTCAGAGTGCAACAAGGCTGTTCCAACAACACAATCTTTTGGCGCTATTTTACGTCCCGAATGGTCAAGAAGACTATGGTCTTCTGTTACATCAACACAACCAGTATGTGTCAATACTCGATAAATTTTCTTGTTTGTTTTATGACGTATAAGCCTGTTTACTTTTGTCCATCCGCGTTCGGTCCATACTTCAAGACCAATAAACGTTACTTGTTGTTTTTCATCGTATTCAGACCAGTCCTTTTCCCTTTCTACCAAGGACTCAATACTAGCGACGGTAACAACGCCCCTGTTTCGTATGATTACTGGAGTATCTCCAGTTACTGAGTCTCCATATACCACCTTGCAGTCGTAATGAGACTCGTAATGCTTCTTGGTAATCTTGATAAGATTTCGACCAGTCGCTGTTGTAGAAGCAGCAATTTCAGGTAAATAAATCTTGCTGGTCTGAGCACCAGTCAGTCCATAGAAAGAGTTAGCTGTAATCTTATACGCAAGCTGAAGCCCTTCGTAAATGTTCCATTCGAAAGAGTTTTCAGGAAAATTCTTTTGGGTTTTACGTGTGTTTTTGCGATGCTTCAAGAGTTCCTGTAAGATTTCAGGAATAATACTCTTCTTTCCATCTGGAAGTTGTGCAAATCGACATGTCTTAATGCCACTTTTGATTTTCTTTTTCTCTTTTTTCACCATGCCTTGCGAGTTGTAATCGTCAATGTAGTCGTAGATATCGTATTGAATATCGACGTATTCAACCTCCTTTATGTGAGCATACTTAGAGTCAAATTTATAACAATTACATTTTTCATCGTTGGATTCCAGTTTGTCTATGTCTATGCATTTATAACAGTTATAAACACCAGCAAGCGAATCGTGAGATAAGTTCTCGCTAATCATACAGCTGGGATACAACGAATTGAAATCAGCAACACATACTGGGTCATCAATGTAAATCTTGGTCGTAGGCTTAAGGACAATAGCTCCTTCGTATTTTTCCGACGTTTCTTCCTGCTTTTTCAAATTGTTAATTAAATAACCTTTTTCCCTACAAATTTTAGACACAAAACTTAGTCCCTTTATTCCCTGCCCGCGCAAAAAGAGGTACATCAATGGTACAGAACACACATTAGACATACCAATGTTATTTACAAGAAGTTGAAGCTTGATAAGCAGCCTGTTACATAAAACACAATCAATAAGACAGTATTTAGCAATGGTGCATCGATCCTCACTATCTCCCTTTTGCAATCTGAAAATTTCTTTTGGAGGCAAGTCGTTTTTATTTTTGTACAAAAACTTTTCACAAACATTATCGAGCTTGTAGCTATCCAAGTTGTACGAAGTCTGTATTACTTTAAACAGGTCAATGACCAATCGTCCATGCATTTCAATGTTATGAGCCATATCGTCCATAGATTGTTTCTTGTTTGTATCTTTTATATTGTGACCTTGCACATGCATTTTTTGTACAAATCCTTTCATTCGTCCTATTTGCATAAACTCTTCCACGCAATCGCATACCTGAGCACACTCGTACATAAACTTAAAATCAAAACCAAATATATTGTACCCAATAAGAACATCTACGTCAGACATTACAATAAGACGTGTCCAAGCAAGTAAGACGTCTTTCATATTATCATAGACTTCTACAACTACTTCTGCTTTATCGGTTTTACATTGTTCTTTGTAATTAAGTTCAATACACTTGGCGTTACACCTTTCTTTTTCTTTTTCTATAGATTCTATTGACTCGAGTTCAAATGTATCAAGACCGTGCTTTTTAACAGCAGATTCTATTTCTTTTAAAGGGAAAACAGTGTCTTTGTTTTCGTCTTTTATAAGTTCGTCATTATTTATAGTGTCACAAGTGTCAAGCACAATAATATGTTTCAAAAAACAATCTGGTTCTCCGAGCTTTTGGAATGTAGTTCCGATTTGAATTAAATTGTCTCCAATAACTGGTGGAAAATTTTCATTCATAATAACATTCATTTTTTCAATGTAATAACTGATGTCATAATTTTCACTCGAAAGTTCTTCGCGCAAATCGTCTTTTTCTTTTCGCGAAATAAGATTCTTTTTATTTGCATTTAATCGCACTTTCTTTTTCATAGTTTCGGTGTATTCGATACAACATTTTAGTATTTCATTTGCTACTTTTTCGATGGTTGTGTCACTTGGTTTTGCATTGTTTTTTGTATATACAACGTTAATATTTGATGCATTGTAATAAGGATTAAATGCTAAATCAAGCATAAATTGATACGTCTCTTTTGGTCTGCTTAAATATACTTTGTCATTAATGCTAATAAGACGTCTTCGTTCACTATCAAGCTGTGTTGCCAGCATTGTACAATCCGTTTCTACAACTTTTTCAATTATTTTTTTCATATCGTATAATCTACGCTCTACAAGAAGAGGATACGTAGCTTCTACAAGATCATGTAATTCTTGATCACTCAATGGTTCTCTGTTTATGTAATCGATTTGGTTTTGATTAAAACAGTCTTCAAATGCGAGTTCAAGAAAAGTTTGAAAATAATTTTTCAACTGCGTATTTGACTTTTTTACAAGGTTAATATATTCGTTAAATATGTCTCGTGCAAGCTTTTTGTAATCCTTTTTTGCAATAGGAAAATCACCATGCGACGAATCAGCTTCAATATCAAACCCTGCAAAAAGTATGTCTCCAATAGCGTCTTTTTTAATACCATGTAGATCTTTGTAACTCATAGTTATGTCGTATTGACAATTTGAAAGACGTGGTTTATTAACAACATATTTTTTAGCATCAATACGAATCCAACCAGAAGCTTGAATATCACGTACATGCATCATGCGTAACATAGGTTCAACACTTCCTTCAAATACTTCCAAATACCCATTATACAGTCCTTCGAGTTTAATGGGACGATTAAACACTCTTTGGTAGGCATGAAATGCTCCTTTGTTTAGGAAAACAAGTTTTGCAAATTTAAACATGTCATTATGCGTATACCCATAAAATGGTTTTCGTTTTATTAATTGATACATTACAAGATCATCGCTATACGAGTCAGCAACAGCATAGTGATTTTTGCAATATTTGGCAAGAGTACTTACGTCTAACTTTTTCCAATTATTTGGAACTTTGACATAAAAAAATGGCTGAAAGTCTTCAACATATATACACAGTGAATTTTTATTTGAATCAATACCAGAAATAAGAACATTGAAACAATTTTCTTCTTCGTCTTTATCATTTAGTTCATTGTTGTCATAGTTATGCCATCCGACAATTTGCATTTCAATCTCTTTGTTATTGCTAACGTTTAATTGATTATTACCTCGCAAATAATGCATACTTAATTTAAACTTTAAAAATAAATCAATTTTCTTCCGTAAATTATATGGAATCAATATTTTATGGACTAATAACTGCTGGTACATTATTTTTAGTGTATGATTGGTATTCAAAGTTAGGACTCGAATACATAAAATCGTCCATAGATGATTCTTATTATTTAGTTAGGTCTGATAAAGAAGATAAACAACTAGCAGCAGACATCCTTGCGCATATAAAAATAAAACTAAAAATTATTTCGCAACATTTAATGAAAAATTTTCCACAAAGTTCTTGCACCAAGCAACTTATAAATAATTACAATGATTTTAAAAATATGAATGAAAATAATAATACGCTTTATACTACTTCTTATACTGTTAACAAAGGTCACGAATTAGTGTTTTGTTTGCGTCATAAAGACCAAGAAGAAAGTTTAGTAAAACTAAATACACTTATGTTTGTTGCTCTTCATGAATTCGCACACGTTTGTTCAAAATCGCGGGATCATACGCCAGAATTTTGGAGTAATTTTAAATTTATAATTCAGGAAGCAATTAAGCTTGGAATATGGTCCTACGAAAATTACGAATCAACACCTGTTCCTTATTGTGGTATTATGATAACTGATATACCAAACATTTAAGAAAAATGATTAAGTAATTAGTATATACAAACAATGCCACCAAAGATTTCGGATATTTATCAAAAAAAAGAACATCGACAACACATTTATGACTTACCTGATACATATATTGGTAGTGCAGTGCAAACAACACTACAAGATGCATGGGTTATTGAAAATGACAACATAATTCAAAAAGAAATTAAGTATGTACCTGGACTATACAAAATATTTGACGAAGTTCTTACAAATGCGTCTGACCACAAAGTTCGAAGCGATGCACAAAAAAAAAGTGGAAAAGATATACATCCTGTTAAAAATTTGAAAATCTTTATTGACGACGAAAAAATCAGTATTGAAAATGACGGGAATGGCATTGATGTTGAAATGCATGAAAAAGAACATGTATATGTTCCAGAAATGATTTTTGGACAGCTTCTTACGAGTACTAACTATTCAAAAGAAGACAAAACATGGGGAGGGAAAAACGGTTATGGTGCAAAACTTGCGAATATTTTTTCTGAAGAATTCACTGTAGAAACAGTAGATTCCGAGCGAAATAAAAAATATGTTCAAACGTGGAATGACAATATGACAAAACGAGGAACACCAAAAATAACGAAGTATTCACGAGCATCTTATACAAAAATAACATTTAAACCAGAGTTAAAGCGTTTTGGTCTTAAAGCAATGGATGATACAAAAAGTATGATGGAACGTCGTGTTTATGACATGGTTGGTCTGTTTGGAGATGAATTAACAGTATATTTTAATGGTAAAAAGATTAATCTTGGAACCAGTAAAATAATGAGCAGCTTTGAAAAATATGCAAATCTGTATATAGGTAAATCAACCGAAACTAAGCGTGCTTATATTAAACACAAAGACTGGGAAGTACTAGCATGTATGAGCAGAGATAACAATTTTGAACAAATGTCTTTTGTAAATGGAATATGCACTTGGCGTGGAGGTAAACATGTTGACCATGTAGCAGATTCCATTGGAAAAAAGCTATGTGAAGCTATAAAAAACAAAAATAAAAAAAATGAAAACATTACACCTGCATTGGTAAAAACAAATCTCAGAGTGTTTATAAAAACAAATGTAATCAATCCGGACTTTGATACGCAAACTAAAGAGTATCTTACAAGTACATCTAAGAGTTTCCTTTCTAAGTTTGATCTATCGCAAGAATTTTTGGACAAGCTTATGAAATCCGGTATTGCAGAACGATCTTTAAGTGTTATGAATTTCAAGGAAAAACAAACTCTGAAAAAAACAGACGGTACAAAGAAAACAAAAATTCAAAATGCTAAACTACAGGATGCTATTGAGGCTGGAACAAAGAATTCAAAGGATTGTATTCTTATTCTTACAGAAGGAGACAGTGCTATGACATACGTTTCTTCTGGACTTAAATCGTTTCCGGAATCTAAACAACGTAAGATTGGCACTTACCCATTACGTGGTAAATTGTTGAATGTAAGAGAAGCTACTGCAAAACAACTTAGTGAAAATTCTGAAATTACAGATCTTAAAAAGATACTTGGATTAAAGCAAAACACGGACTATAGTGAAGAAAAAAACTTTGACACTCTAAGATACGGATCAATTTGGATTTTAACAGATGCTGATCTTGATGGTGCACACATAAAAGGGCTTGTTATGAATTTTATTCATTCGCAATGGCCTTCGCTCATTGAAAGAAGCCCAGAATTTATTAAAAGTATTAAAATGTATGCAGTTAAAATATGGCATTGGAAAGACAAAAAAGCAAATATTAAACAACATGAGCATATTTTTGAAACCATTAATGATTTCAATAAATGGACTGAAACACATAAAGAAGAATGGTCAAAGTCTGGTTGGGAAGTCAAGTACTACAAGGGTCTTGGTACTTATTTAAGCAAAGATGCAGAAGAAGACTTCAAAAAAATACGCGAAATAAAGTATCGGCATGACAAAGAAACAAACGAACATATGAAGTTGGCTTTTGATAAAAAGTATTCAGATGTACGTAAGCAATGGCTTGGAAAGTTTGACCCAAAAAATATAAAAGAACTTACAGTGGATCATGAATCATACAGTGATTTCATTGACAATCGTTTGATTGAGTTTTCAAATAGTGATAACGTTCGTTCTATTCCATCAATGATAGACGGTTTGAAGCCGTCGCAGCGTAAAATCTTGTGGGCTGCAATCAAAAAACCAATTTCAAATAAGGAAATAAAAGTTGCACAATTTCAAGGTTATGTTTCTGAACAAGCGGATTACCATCACGGTGAAACGTCTCTTAATGAAGCCATTATTGGTATGGCACACGACTACGTCGGATCGAATAATCTAAATCTTTTGTTGCCCAATGGGCAGTTTGGTACACGCATGGGAGGAGGAAAAGACCTAAAAGCGGGAAAAGATGCTGCATCTGCAAGGTATATTTATACACAGCTAAATTTTGTAGTTCCACATTTATATAAAAAGGAAGATAACAGTTTATTAACGTACAACTACAGTGATGAAAACAAACAAATCGAACCATTGTTTTATTATCCGATTCTTCCAACAATTCTTATGAATGGAACGGACGGTATTGGTACGGGATATAGTACGCAATTACCGTGTTATAATCCACAACAAATAATTGATTGTATACGATCTAAATTAAATGACATCAGTTATAATAATCCAATTAATCCGTTTTATAGGGGTTTTAATGGAACTATTACATACGAAAATCTTACATTTATTTCACACGGTGTTTATACACGACTTGGGGAAAACAAACTTGTAATTACTGAATTACCTGTTGGAAAGGGATCGCTTTCGTTTAAACAATACAAAGAGTTTATACTAACTAAGATGATAGATTACGAAAAATCAAAAAATGGATTTTTACTAGACGAAGAATCGTTTATTACTGACAAAAGTTTTAAAATGACAATAACATTCAAAAAAGATGCTTTAAATAATATGTTATTAACCAATGATGGTATCGGGTATTTTGAAAAAGAACTTAAATTGAGAAATACTATAAATGTAAGTAATACACACTTATATGACGAGCATGGATATATTAAAAAATATAACAACGTGTATGATATTATTGACGAATTTTATGATTTTCGTCTTGGTAAATATTTAGAACGCAAGGAAAATATGCTTGAAGAATACAATAAAGAATTAATTTTATACAGTACAAAAGCACAGTTTATTGAAGATATTATGGATTCGACGGTTATTATGTATGAAACAATAAATAATAAACAAATTAATCGAAGTCGTGATAACATTATAAAACAACTCGATGATTTGGACTATCCAACACACGAAGATAGTTATAACTTTTTATTACATATGCGTATTGACTCGTTTACAAACGAAATGATTAACAAATTGAGAAAAGACTGCGATAACCTTGAAGAGAAAATAATTAAACTAAAAAATACAACTACAAAACAGCTATGGTTAAATGACATAGATGATTTTGAAAAAGAGTACAATGAATACATGACACATTGGAATATAAATTACAATAACATTAAAACAACATTTAAAATTAAAAAGTAAAAAGTTTCTTTAAAAAGTTACTTTAAAAAGTTACTTTAAAAAGTTTACACGGTTTAGTCCCGTTTATCAAGGGAAACCCAGGCATACAAAAACGATTTTACATTTGTTACATTAGAAGTAGGTAAGAATTGGAACCACTTCGAAAAAAGCACATTTTCTTTTTCGGTCCAGTTAAATGTCTTTATAAGATAATTCATATCGCGATAAAATTCTTCAATTTTTATTCCGCTTTTTTCAAGTGCAAGGTTCTTATATTCAATATAATCCATTGTCAAGTAAGAATTAAGAGCACTTTGGTATATAATATACCGCTCTTTACCAGCATCATCGATAGTTTTTTCCATTACAAGTACATGACCAAAGTCGTCCATTCCAATACTTAATATAAAAACACAATGTTCTTTTATTACTTTTATAACAGAATAAAACTCGTTTAGTGCGTCAATAGGCAACAGTCGTTCTGGGTTATAAAGGGTTCTTATGCGCTTCTTTTCGATTTCAGTCAAAACACCACGATACTCGTAAATAAGATTCAAAAATATTGCTCTTGCAGTTGAACCACAGTCATAACACATTAATACACCTCGACCACTATTAGCTATTTTATTAAAGTGTTTTCCAAGGTCTTTGATTGAATAATCGGTACATTTTGTAGTCAATGCAGTATCACCACAGTTGCATATTTTGCAAACAATAGACAAACTTTTATTATTTATTATGGCATTAATGTTATCGTTATAATAATTAAACGATGATATTTTAATACCGTTAAATATTTCGCGTAATCGAGAGTCGTTTACATTTGATATATCTAATTTTCTACAATACCATTTGTATTCGAGTGAGTGTTTTTTATCACAATCAAGAATTTTTTCAACTATTTCTTTATCCATTATATAAATAAAGCAGAATAAAAATATTAAATAAACTGGATAACAATTAAGTAAAATAATACCATACATATTCCTTTTAATAGTAAATAATAAGTAGGTACATTAACAAAACTACTTAAAATAGGAATACTTGAAAATATGTCATTAATATAGTAATTAACCATGGGATGGCTAAATATTACATAACCAATCAATATGATAACACTAGATTTAATCATTTCCATAATCGACAACGAGGTATATTCGCCTCCAATGTGTTCAAATAAACCGGGATAAGATTCTACCGAACCTTCAGATTCTTCGGATTCTTCGGATTCTTCAAATTCATGCTGTTCTTCAACTGGTTTTTCATAATATTCTTCATTATCGTCTTCGCGTAATGGAGGGTCAATATTGTTTGGACTAAATGATGGTTCGTTATTGCCAGATTTTATTTCTTGCATTAACTGAGAAACAAGAGATCCATTATTGTTCTCCATTATATATATTAGCTGTATGTTTTTAAAATAATATAGACGCAACTAATAGTTATATTCATCAAAGCTGTCGTCTTTAAATATTTCAACAGGTGTATTTTCGAGACTTTCCATAACAGGAACTTCATTATTTGTTTCGGTTTCTTGAACATTGTCTCGCGCATTTCTTCGATCATTAGCATTTTTCAAGTTTACATTTTGCTTTCTTACATACTCGCTATATAGAATGTTAATGGATTTTTGTGTTGTATCTCTAGCTTTCATTGCAAGCGTTATATTATAAAAAACCATCAACAATAGTACTGCATATTTATGTTTAATATTTTTTAGATTTTGAATATTTTCGATTACTTCTTCGAGTATACTACATACTGTAATAGGTGTTTTATCGTAGTACTTATACTCTTTAAACTCGCTATCATACAAAAAGGACGACACCTCTGTATTATTAGAATTTGAATCAAATTGTACAAATCGCGTTACTGTACTTCGTAAATACGAGTTTAGATAATGCACTAAATCTCTTTTTAAAGAAGCATTTAAAGAGTCATTTTGCTGTTTGATATAGTAATCTGCAAACTTACGAATTTTTATATTTTCAGATTTTTCAATGTTTACATTGTATTCATTAATCATTTTATCGTCTATGTTATCGAGCATATAAACAAAGTTTTCGAATTTACTATTAAAAGAATCGTCGTTAAACCAATAATAAAACATATCAACATCTTCAAAAGAATCATAATAATACTGTTTTGCGTGCGTTTCAATAAATTCGCTTATTGTTTTTACAAATTCTTCTGGAACACAACTATAAACGTTTGTTTCTTTATTTTTCTTTTTAAATGTCTTAGCTTGTATTACTTTGTTGTTATAATTTTTATTCATATAAACAGGATCAACAACGTTTAAATATTTGGTATCGACATTTGATCCATGCTTTTCATACGAAGAAGTTATAAACTTTTTATATTTTTTGCTATTATTATTCGTAGTAGATTCTAAAATTTTATATGTTTCTAGCTCTGGTGTAGTAAGTAAATTAGACATTATATTTTTATATTTTTTAATAGTCAGTTCCTTGCGAGGACTATTGTCAACCATATCTGATATGTCAATACTTATTAATATTTTACTCGAAATATCCTGATACTGCATAACATTTTCTTTTAAAAAGTTTGCATATACACCACCAATAAAAGATAAATTTTGTGATATGTCATATAAATTCGATACACTAGATGACGGTATTGCAACAATATTTTTAACATGGTCCAGTACAAACCCGTACATATTTGCATCGATTTGTTTTTCTTGTATTACTTCAGCAGCTTCTTTGTATGCAATATTAATTTGTTCTTGATTGTTGTCATAAACTTTTTTAAAGCCGTTGTATATTACGTCGTCAAAATGATTTACTACTTTCATATTTGTAGTGTTAAAAGGCTCTACTGGAACAACATTTTTATTAAAAATCTTTCTGTATTCTTTTAGGTAATCAGAGTATGCATTTATTCCCATATTTGAATTAATATACTCGTAAATATCTTTGTAATAATTTTTTATTTTTTTTATCCAATAGTTTATGTAGTCATCTATTTTGATATCTAAATATTTTTTGTTAGTTATTAATATGCTAAACGCGTATGTAGCTATATAAATACCAAGACGAAAGCACAACAAAGAGGTACAATAATTAACATAATTTTCTTTTTCAAACGATGCCAGTTTAAAGTTTATACCAGGATTTTTTACCATTAAATTATTTCGTATTTTTTTAGCGTAATCATTTAATTCTTTTTCATAACTTATATAATTAAAAGGATTAATAAGCTGGTAAAATACTGCTTCATAACTTTTTAGTTCATTAATAAACAAATTCTTAGTCGAGTTTTCATGAAATATATTTTTTTCGTCTTTATTTAGTTTATTTCCCAAATTTGTAGCAAATTCAATAAAATACCTCATATCTTCATTGCGCATATCAGAAACAATTAATTTCTCAGTATTTACTGCTTCATTTTGTTCTATTATTTGATCATGCATAACAATAATATTGTTATTTTCATCAAACTGCACACCGTCTTCGTATGTTGTTTCCAATATTGTACCACAATACTTGCATAAATAAGAACTAGAATACTGGTAATATTCCCCAAATTCACTAATTATTTGTTCGTTAGTATAGTCTTTCATTAGTCTTGCATTTTCATGAATGCAACAAATAAATGAACCGGAATGGTCAACAATATTAAAATTTATGGTAGACTCGGTACCATGGTGTTTTATATAATTTTTAATTAGAATATCACGACGGTAATTATCAGTTTCGTTTTTTAATATTTTAGAGTGTATGCTTTCAGGTTGGTTGATTTGATAATTTATGCTTTTATTGTGATAATTCATACTATTAATTTTACTCATAACAAGAAAATTGCGTATGTTTTTGCTATTAACCATAACATCACCATTGTCGTGTTTAGTTTTAACCCATAAAAATCTTCGAGTAAGACTGTCGTATTTTTTAAACCCGTATGTACCGTAATAGTTTTCAAAAAATTTTAGTTTTTCATCGTTTAGCAAAACGCTTGATTCGTAATCATTTACTAAATTTTTCGATAACTTAGTAACACGTAGTGTTTTATATTGGTTATGAAATGATTTATCAAAAACCATTGCTAGCCTAGTTTTTAAGCTGTTGTACATTTGATGACTTATGTCATCAAGATCCCACATATAGTGGTTGAGCTCGAATTTAGCTTGCGATATTCCGTTAACATTACTACCCATTAAGATAGTAGCAACACTCGGTACAATATCATCAAGGTATCTAGCATATTCCACAACATTATTTACCTCTTTGAACATATGTATCTTAGTGTTCTTTGTATCATAAACACCAACTAGTTTATGAAACTCGGGGTCACGTATGCTGTAGTTTTCTGGTTTTTTAGAAACATTGTATACTAAGCGGTTTTCTGAGTTAATTAGTTTATGAATGTGTATATCATTATCGCCTTTATACATAGCTACATTAAACACGTCTATGTCTTTTGAAAATAATATATTGATACCGGGTTCTTCGCTGTTTGATACATATTGCAACGGTTCATACAACTTTTTAAGGTCATCTATTAGTGTAAAATCATTTTCTTTTATATCAAGCAGTGGTTTATCGTAATAGATTGTATTATTTGATACAACTGGTTTATATTGTACCATTTTTTCAGAAAATATAGGAATAAAACTAGCATTTAATTTAGCATTTAATACTTTATTACCAGAGTTAACATCACCGAGCATCGATTGTACCAATGGCGTAAATGATGTTGCTTCTTTTATTTGTTTGTTTATTAACGATTGTTCATAAATTTGAATAAGACCACTATTATTATCCAAATCATAAAAGTTTGAACTTATTTTTTCTCTTGCTCTTTTATCTTTGAACTTGGTTTCTAATTCTTCAACAAGTTCATTATAATAATACTCGTCTGTTTTTGATGCTATTTTTATGTCTACTATTTTTTCAAACTTATGCTCTTGTATGTCTTCATAAACTTCATTAGCCGAAATAATCGGATCAATGTCGTCGTCTAGCAGGTCAAAATTAAACATATCATTATTTTCTTTTGCTCCTCCAATTGCATTCCAACTCAAGCTTTCGCTTTCTTGTAACATTATTAGTTCTGGATCATTTACGTTAAACATACCGTTATCGTCATTTTTAAAATAATCATTTTTTACACTATTTACCATGATTAAACTATATTATTCATACATATTTTTTTGTGTAAAAAGAAAAAATATTATTTAGTATAAATGAAACTATCGCAAGACTATATACAGGAAAATAACTTGGTAAAATTAAAAGATTGTAATAAAACTGAGTACGACCAAGCTATAGAAGCAATAAAACAAGTAATAAATAATAACGACAAATACGTAGACGCTTATTTTTTTGATCAACAAGATTTTTACTTGATAATTTGCCATTGTTTGGACATAGACCTCTATATAGAAAAATGCATGGTTAATTTGTACAAACATTTAATTTTGTGTCATCAAAAACCTAAACTAAGAGACACTAAACAATATTTAATTATTATTACTAGACCATTAATGTACTTAGAACCAATAGATGAAGACAGCGATTTAACAGAAATGTTTGAAGTATATTGGAACGATTCTTTGGTACCACCACCAAACTTAGAAAATCTATCAATTAATCAAAATGCAGATTTAGTAGTTTATAAATACACTGATTATACAACAATAAAAAAAGGTTATGCTAGCTGCAGTTATAATGAATCGGTATGTAGCGAATTACTTGAATTTTATATTGATATGCTAGAAATACTAGTAAAAAATAAAAACATTGAAAATATTAAAATAGTTGATGCGTAAAAAGAAAAAAAATCATTTAGTAAACTACGTTAAAGAAATGGAAGAATCCATATTAAGTAACAGTGAGTCTGAAAAAGAAATGACAACACAACAACAACCCATAAAGGGAATCGTGGTTGCTCGTGTAGATGAAAATGGCGATGTTATGAATAAGGAAAAAGGAGAAGCACCTAAACAAGAAGAAATAAATAGCAGTGATTCCGAAAGCGAAGACGAAAGAAGAAGACGCGAAGAAAGAAAGAAAATGAAAAAGCTAAAGCGTAAAGAAGAAAGGGAAAAGGAAAAGGAAAGAGAAAAGGAACAAGAGGAAAGAGAAAGGGAAAAAGAAAAGGAAAGAGAACAAACGGAAAGAGAAAAGGAAAGAGAAAGAGAAAGGGAAAAGGAAAGGGAAAGGGAAAGAGAAAAAGAAAAGGAAAGGGAAAGAGAAAAAGAAAAAGAAAGAGAAAGAGAAAAAGAAAAGGAAAAAGAAAAAGAAGCAGAACAGCGAAGAAAAAATCACAGAAAAAAAGTATCTATATATTCTGAGTTAGAAGATTCTGAAAAGAAATTTATTCTAAGAGCTATATACGACAAGTTAAATCTAAAAGAAACGCCCATTTATATGGATGACATAGCAGTACAATATGAAATGGAAGACAATATTGAAATGCATTTAAAAATGATTTGTAAAATGATAATAAGGATGAGAAATAATTAAAAAAATGATCATACTAAATATACGGCTATATAATGGAAAAGAAAAGGCTAACTTTTAAAAAGCGGTTTGAAGGTAATGACGAACAATATATAATCAGAAGAAACGTAATAAACCAGTTAAGAAAAACTTTTGACGATGAAGAAAAACTCACAGAAATAGAAAGTTATATTTTGAATTTAACATTAAACCAGTATAAAAAGCCTGCTGATTTTTTAAACAATGATTTCATAACCCTTTATACACATAATGCTATTTATGTTTTGCAAAATATTGATAAGAATAGTTCTTATTACAGTGGTATAAAAAATTTTAACAACATACAGCCAGAAGTATTAAATCCTGGTAAATGGAAGGAACATCGAATCCATTATGAAAATGTTATAAAAGAAGGAATGGAAAACAGATTAATAACTTCAAACCTATATACGTGTGATAGATGCAAGAAAAATAAAACTTATTATGAAGCAAAGCAAACACGTAGTGCAGATGAAGGAAACACTACATTTATTACATGTGCTAATTGTGGAAACAAATGGACAATAAGTGCTTAAAAAATGATTTGCAAATAATTATTAAATAAATAAATAATAAATGGTCGTTGAGTTTTGCGAAAAGTGTGACAACCTTATGGAATTATTGAACAATAATGACAGCACATTTTTACAATGCAAGTCATGTGGTAATATCAACAATAATTTAAACAAAATACACGATAAAAATTACATATACCGTGAAACATCAAATAATAGAGACTATAATGTAACGGTAAATATTAAATACGATAGAACATTACCTCGTATAAAAACAAAAAAATGCAATAACAAAGAATGTAATCAAAAAAATAATCCAGAGATCGTTGTATTTTCAAAAAACAGTGATCTTATAAAAGGTTATGCGTGTACTGTGTGTAACACGTATTGGGTTTAATTAAAAAATTTTTTATACTTTAACAAGCTTTGACTTAAGCCTTGTTGCATAATCTTGTCGGCGAATAACATCACGAGTATGTTCTCCGCCTCGTACCCACGATTCAATGACGTGTTCTACTCTTTGGGGATTGCCGTATTCAGGCAAAGTATAAAATCGATCAATAGAAACACCAGACGTAGTTTCAACGGGCTTAAAAGTAGTTGTAGCAATACCAGTACGAAGTGAAGAATCTAAATCTGGATTAATGGATACATTGTTTCTTCCTGGCATTTTAGCAGCATGACCAGTAAATGGTCTAGTAGCTAATTGGTTGATGTATCTCTTGTTAGTAAGATTGGAATTTCGAAGTCTAGAACCTTCATCAACTACACATGCGTTTTCATAAGGCTTGTAAAAATGCATAGGTTGACTACCAATACGATCAGCATATTCTTTTCTGGAATCACACCATTTATCTTGATTGAAATCAATTAATTGGTATACACCGGGTTGCATACTTTGGTATTCATCAACCAAAACAACATTTTTATCTTGGCGGAGACTTGTACGTTCGTTGATATTCATCCTTTATAAACTAGCACTATAAAATAATTTTACAAAAAGTATTTTTTTATTCACTAACAGTATAGTATGTCGTCTGTTCGTCGTGGAAGCCGTTTTCGTTCAGCATCAAAGCAAGTTATAAAAAATTTGAATGAAGCTAAAGAAGAAACATCCACTACTTTACGAGTTATAAAAAAGAAAAAAGAAGAATTAAATAATGTTATACACGTAGAAGAAATACGAGATAACGTAACAGATATTATAAGCAATATATCTGGAACAGTTACGGATATTATTAACTTACCTACTAATAATATACTAAAGTCGTATAGTGATGTCTATGAAAGTTGTATAAACGCCATTGTTATGATTATAACCTACGTAGGCGAAGAAGTAATAAACGGTACAGGATACTTTGTGCATTATCCAGAAAACTTGATTATTACTTCTCTTTCAAACATTGTACCATACAATAAAAAATACAATATTGATAATGTCACACGTGTAGTTTGTCACATAATACCAGAAAATAAGATATATGAGTGTACTTGTGTCGGTATTGATTTTATTAATGGTATAGCAGTACTAAAGCCAATTAATACTATTTCGAAATCAGAACACTTAAAATGGGGTAAGGGTACAAACGCTATTATTGGTGAACATATTATGTCATTTAACCGTGTAAGTAGTTCTGAACAAACTACGCCACTTTTATCATGTATTGTTACCCATAATCATTACCAAGCAAACTCTGGTATACCAGAAACTATTTTACTTAATAATGATTTAACTATGATATGTGACGGGCAGCCTGTTGTTAATATGTCTTCACAATTAATTGGTATGATAGTAACTCTTAAAAACATTAATAATCAAACTATTCAAAAGAGCTGTATCAATAGTAATATTATTGTAAACTCTATAAAGCGTATTCTTTCTTCATATAAAGACAATAAGTCTGTATCTATTGTTTACATGCAGCTTGGAATAAAATATGAACAAGTAACATTTAACGACATTGTTGACACTGGTTATGAAATTATTAACGGTATAAAGATTACTTCCGTGCATAAAAAGAGTAATCTCAAAAAACAAGTAAAAGAAGGAGATATTATTACACATATGAATGATATTAAAATAGGAAATGGAGACGACCATCATAGCTTTACTACATTAATCAATGTTATTGATCCAAATACTCTTGAAAATGCAGACTCTGTCTATATTACACTAAGAACATGTGACCAAAAACCCGCGTTTAAAACATCTGAAACATTAAAAGTAAAACTTATTAACGATACAAGATTAACAGCATCTGGTTACGTTTAAAATATTTACTATATTAATATTAAATGAAGCAATACCATGGTAAAAAAAGTGATATCATGGTTCCAGTTCCAACAAGTGTTAAAAAATGGGCTTGCATGGCTTTTGAGTTAAAAAAAGCTGGATTTAAAGGAGCTACTGATACTGGATGGAAGCGTGCAAAACAGCTTTCAACAAAAAGCGAAATATCCATTGAAGATCTTAGATATATGCGAAACTGGTATGCACGCCATGTAGTTACAAGTTATCCAGGATTTAAAGAATGGAAAGACGCTAAAAAACCATTGACATCTGATTGGTATAATAAAAGAGCTATTTTATCATGGCTAACTTGGGGTGCTGATCCAGGTCTTACATGGGTAAACAGTAAAACATCATTATTAAATAAAGTATTTAATAAAAATTACAAAAAAATAGTAAAATCTTAAAAGTTTGATACATTTATTAATTCGTTTAACTTGTGATACTCACGATAAACACCACCATTTTCTCGAGGGAAATTACGCTCAATAATAAGTGGTATTCTACCCATATTAAATTCCCGTCTAACAATTTCTTCTATTGTCATACCAGGTTCGACAGGGACCATCGGTACTGCACCGCCTTGCAATTGTGTTACACGAAGACTAAATGTTCGTGTAAATTCATATTTTGTAAGTTTATTACGTAATATACTATTACCTTTTCTTAAAATAGGAGAAACTTGTAAATCTTGTGAGTCTTGTAAATCTTGCGAGTCTTGTAAATCTTGTAAATCTTGCGAGTCTTGTAAATCTTGTAAATCTTGCGAGTCTTGTAAATCTTGTAAATCTTCAATACTATCTTCGCTATCGCTCATATATTCGTTTTCTTCTGACATTTCATTGACTATTTCTGATTCATTTGATTCGGTTTCTTTTTCATAATTGTTATTGTCATCAAAATCAACGTTCTCCATATTTTATTCTTTAAACTTTATAACAAAAGCAATCATTTTTTATTTTTATTAATTATATGTAACATAGAATCAGAAAAAGGCATTTGAATTTCATCGCGCAACAAAGAAGATATTTTTACTGATTTACGTACAATTCGTTGCATTGTTTTATCGACATTTTCAATACACAATAAATTATTTTTGTTATAACCATCGCGAATATCTTTGTTAATAATATTAAATACTTTATCATGCATTACAAAATTTTCAATGTTTCGAAAATTATTTAGTATATCTTGAATATTATCTTTATCAAGATTTTGTGAATCAATAAATAAATTTTTCAAACATTGAGAAGATTTTTTGTCGTACAAACTGTTCCACATTTTTTCTGTTACAAGTGGTTCATACTTTTTCTTTACACATTCTAAGTTAATATTTTCCAAATAAAGTGTTTCTAATTTTGAATCTGAGTTAATAATATTATAAAATATTTTTAAAGTAACATTTGAACAATGATGAATAAATAATTTTTTAATATTATTTAAATTATTTAAACTTGTGTCATTTAAATTTGGACAAAACCATAAATTTAATTCATTGAGTTCAATAAAATTGTTAGAAATAAAATTATACGAATTAATTTTAAATGGAAATGATAAAAATAAACTTTTAACTTTATCACTTTTTACATTATCAACAATTTCATTTGTCATACATTGTAACATAGGTGCTTTAATATTTTCGGAACTGTTTATAAATTCTTCCCATAATTCAATATTTTGTGAAAAAATAAAATCACAACTTGATAAAGAATCATTTTTATTTAAATTTTTTTCTTGTTTGTAATTTGAAAAAAGTTTTTTATTATTTTTTTTACTTATTTTATTTAATGATTCTTGTAAATTTTCGAATTCATTAATTTCAATTTTTTCATTTGTTTCTTCAAGAGAATTTTTAATAGAATTATATTGTGATTCAAGATCGTTTTCTTTATTTATTAATAATTGTGTAAACCGTGTACATTCAATTAAATAATATTTATTATTTGTACCAATATAAAATATTAATAAATTATTTTCAAAAATATTACTACATATTATAAATTTTGATTCTTGTATATTTTTATTTTCAAAAATTTTATCCCAATTTTCAAATATATTAAGTGTATAAGTATTATTTCCATTGAGAATACACCATCGTAACAATTCTTTTTCCATGTTTTTATATTATAAAGTAATTTAAATTTTTAGACCAAGTGGTCTAAATAATAATAGCATTTTTTTCATCTTCAGAAATAGTAATACTAAATCTTTTAATCCATTGATTTTCTGTTTTTAAAGCACTTCTGTCGTATAATATAATATTACCTTGATCATCCTTTTCAATGGTTCCATTTATAATGTGTGCAATATACTTTGTCCTGTATACCCAAAATTTGGTACCATCAGTTAATTTATCGTAATCCAAATTATTTAGTTCAAATATTTTTTTAGATGCATTGTAAGATTTTATTATACGTCCGTGCTGCACTTGTGTAAAAAAGTGTATATAATAATCTTTGTAGTAATCATCAACATTTAATATTTTACTTTGTACATTAAAAACAATATTATTACCGAAAATTTTCTCAATTGTTCCAGCAACAAAATTATCACGTGATTCATAAAGCTGTTGATTGTATTTTTTGAAAATAGTTATGTGATATGGTCTTGGGTAATCAATATATTTATTTGTTTCTATTACAGGCTTATAATTTACCTGACCAACACTGTTTATATCGTCGATTATATTCGAATACCACGATATTTCATGTTTTAATTTATTGGAACTTGGAACATAGCATACATAATCCTTTTCGATTAGCGAGTTTTGTGCGTAGTTTAGCGTACAATCAATAGCTGACGTCTTAATAACTCGTAAAAATGCATTAACGAGTTTTTCCTTTTTCAATGCACTGTTATTTATGGCAATATCAGTAGTAACATTTTCAATTTTTTCTTGATCATCTGCAAAAACACTGTAATATTTGTAAACATATACCGTTTGTTCATTCTCTGGCAATCCTATATGTGAACCAAGACGTCGAGCACGACCAATTACCTGTTGAATACGTATATTATTCCAGTATGGTTCCATAATATGCACTTGCTGAACCTGCTTTAATGTAATACCTTCGGCTGCAGCAGACGAACCCATGAATATTTTCATTAATTCACCATGTATATTACGAGGATGATTAAAAAATTGTTTTATTTTATGACGGGTTTCGTTCTTCATACCACCAATGAAATAACCGTATCGTGGCTTAGCACCAATAGTATCAAAATTAATAGTATTGATATTAGATTCGTTTATTTCTTGGTAACCAAGTCTTTTAAATATTGATTTTAATACTTCAATACCGGCATAACTCTTATAATGCGAGTATATAAATATTTTTCCTTTGTTACCATTACCAATTTTCATATTTACTAGTATTTTTTTAATTTTTGGACTATATGTACCAATATATTTTATGAATTTTTGTTCCGGATCTCGCAAATAGCTAGTATCGGTCATTAATGATTTTAGCATTTTAATACCAGATTCCTTTTTATCAACTTTTACAGTTTGGACTTGTACAAGACTCGGAATATGTGAAAGAGCTTTTGCTTTTACGTCTTCGCTATCCATAGCATCAAACTCTTCAAGAAATCTTAAATAGTCGTCTTTGTTTTCAAAACTACTCATAAGATCTTTTTGTTGCTTTTTTGACCAATCGGATACTTCATACGTAGGAATTAATAGTTCATATATTTTTACTTCTTCTTCAAGAGGAGGTGGTGGAACAAAATTACTTAATTGTCTGCTGTAATTTCTGTAAGTAGAAACAATATTACTGTCTTCTTTGTTTGAATTATTGTAATTCATTCTGTCTATTTTATTTTCATAATCACGAGCCTTTACATACATATTGTATTGATATTCACTCATATGAACATAAACTTCTTCTACTTCAATGTTAGGTAGTTGTGTACCAATAACACCATAGAAATATGAAAACAGTCCAGTAATACGCAGTTTGAACATTAGTTCATTTTTAATACCATCGTTGTCATCGTTTATGAATAAATTGTAAAATTCTTCACGATCTTCTGGAAATACTGCTTTATAATTAATAATAGAACTTTCATTGACAATACTTGTTTCATAATCCATTGGACCACGTAATACATTAGCAATAAGAGCAATTTCAAAAGGATCATTAATAATAGGCGAACCTGTTAGTGCAATTATTTTACAATTTTTAACATTCATAAGCCATTTATAAAACGCAGTTGCTTTTTTATTTTGTTTATTTGCCATCATTGAACCTAAGTTATGCGCTTCATCAACAATAACAATACAATTTTCAAGACGAGTTCTAAGAACATTATTTAATGGTGTACCATTACTTGATATAAATGTATATGAAGTTTTTTCCAAATATTTTTTTCGGTCAACACTACTTTTTATATTTTTAACGTCATCATTACCCCATTTACCTAGTTCTTCAACCATATTATCTGCAAGCGATGCAGGTGAAATAAAAACTATTTTATAACCTTTTTCTCTATAAGGTTCAGATATTTCAATTGCTGTACGCGTTTTACCAGAACCAAGTCCATGAATTATACCACATCCTCTATATGGAGACCCAAGAGACATAAATTCCTTAATAAATGCTTGATGAGGTAAAAGCATATTAATGTTTTCTTCATCTGCAGTACGAATTGAATCACTGAGTTTGTAATTACTGTAATTTTTATTTATCCATTGATTATACCCATAACGATTTGGTTTCATAAATTTACGACCATTTTTATCCATAAAATAAGGATCGGAATCATCGTAAAAATTATGACTTAGTATTTCCATTTGCAATATAGTTTTACAAATCATTTTTTAGTTAAATAATAATTAATATAATTAACAAGTTAAAAAAGACATTTACTTACGGGAGCTTCGGCGCTTAGAGGATCTGCGCTTCTTAGAGGTTCTGCACTTCTTAGAAGGAGAAGCACGACCCTTGCATGCCTTCATAGCTTGCTTACGGCTAACACCGGGATGATCAGCCTGATAAGCATCTAACTTCTTATTCCAAGCCTTCAAAGCAGGAGGCAGCGATCTACGCTTTCCACTTCTTCGCTTAGAGGACTTGCGCTTAGGGGACTTACGCTTAGAGGACTTGCGCTTAGGGGACTTGCGCTTAGGGGACTTAGACCTAGGTCCGGGCTTAGATTTGCAAGATCGGCGACGACCATGTGAGCATCTCTTTCCACCCTTCATGCTCTTGCGCTTAGAAGACTTCTTGTAGTGCTTCTTCAAGCTCTTGATCAACTGAGAGTTAGACTTCTTGCTGGACTTGCTGGACTTGCTAGATCGACGCTTAGATCCACGTCGACGACGTCCAGCACCAGTTTGAACACCACCAGTAGGGATAGTGTCAACAAATGAAACAAACGAATCAAGTGCAGCTTGAGAACCAGTAGTCATAACCTGTTCAAACAAATCCATAAACATCTTCTTCATCTGAGGATCATTAGCAATCTTAGACAAAGCAGCTGATCCTTTCTTAAATGCTTTCATAGCCGTAGCGGCAACCATGGGGCTAGCACGTTTTACCAACGAACCAAAACCAGCACCTTCCATATTCATAATGATGCTTATCTTATATAATACCTAAATATTTTTTATTGAAACTATGAAGAAAATTAAAAGGTTAAATGCTAAATGAAAGAATCTTTAAGTACCGAAAAAAAGAAACGAGGACGAAAGCCTAAGGAAAAACAAACGCAACCACCAGAAGAAAAAGTACACAAAAAAAGAGGACGACGTCCTAAATTAAAAGAAGACAATAATGAAACCAACAACAACGATAAAAAATATAGCATTTTTCAAGAAGAAAGTAACAAATTGTCAATAATATTAGATAGTTGCATAATACACCTTAAAGTAAATAATAAAGACGTATCTAACATAGACAACGAAAAAGAAACAACTGTGCCAGAATCATACAATGAAACTAATAATTTTGATACTATAAATGAAGAAGATGAAACAAATGGTGATAACTTAAATAACAATATTCAATTATACGAAATTAAGTGCCCAACATTTGATATTGCTAATTCTAATCTAGATTATTTGGAAAATATTCAATCTATGATACAGCCTTATACAAAAGATAAAAACAGTAATTTTAATATTATTGACATGAAATCAACACAATCAAGACGTAAAGTAACAAATGTTATGGATTTTTACAAAAATGGTTGGCTGGAAAAATCACCGTATGTATGTTGGAATTGTACTGAAATGTTTTCAAATTTTCCAATAGGTATTCCTATGAGCATAAGCGATACTCGAAAATTTAATTTGTACGGTAATTTTTGCTCATTTCCATGCGCTGCAAGGTATTTAATAGATAACGAAACAGGAGAAAGTATGCATGAAAAAATGAGTATGCTTTCTATGTTAGGTAAACAAATGTATAAAGACAAAAATTTTAAACTTGTAGTCGGTAATACACGGTTGTCTTTAAAAAAGTTTGGCGGTAACCAAACAATAGAACAATACCGATATAATAATGATACAAATTACAAATCTGTGCATACGTATATGCCACCTCTTGTTCCGGTTCTTCATTTAATGGAAGAATACGTAAATGACGTAAAGAAAAGTTACAAACGCCAAACAAAACCAATACATCTTGATACTGATAGCTTTATGGATAGATTCGATAAAGTAAGAAAAAATAATGCAGTTATAAAAGACGGTGTAATGAAAAATTTTATAGGAAATAATTAGTGTAACATCCCATAATAATATTCTCTTTGTCTCATTTGTTCGACACGTCTTCTTGCTTCCGGACGGTTTATATTACCATGTTCTCTGTAATAAGATTCAATTTCGTGATCTTCGTCTGGTTTATTATATGCATCGTCAATTTCTTTTTTAATTTCATCAATGGTTTTATTATGATAATCAATACCAAGTGATGATGCCAATATATAGGTTTCTCTGTCAATAGCCATTTGTTGGCATTTCTTTTGAAATATTTTATTTGCTTCTTTGTCCATATAAGTTTTTTTATAAACAAATCATTTTTTAGAAAGACGCATATGCACTATTTGGGTCAAGAGTACCAAAAACAGGTTTTCCAGCTATTGCTCCATTACCAAACTTGGTAGTATAACCAGGTGCATTATCGATAGTATTGGAATATTGTCTATTGGAATTAACAGCAGTTCCATCCAAAATCATAAAAGAACCTTGTGTAGACAAGTAGTTATCTTCATATTCGTTATGACCAGAAACATTTGATTGCTGTTGGACCTCAACTTGTTGCATTGCTTTTTGTTGTTCGGCAGTTTGATAATTAGTGGGTTCGGCTTGTTGAATAGGGCTCTCAACGGCTTGCGCGACTTGCGCGACTTGCACGGCTTGCGCGGCTTGCGCGACTTGCGCGACTTGCGAGACTAATGGAACCTGTTCTTGCTGTTGGTAACCTCCAGCTTGAGGAAATGCAGCATAATTGTTTGCAGATTGAAAGTTAAAACCTTGGAACATTATTATATTATAGTAAAATATTTTAAATAATAGTTTCTAGTGTAGTTACATTTTCATTTGTTTTACATTGTGCAACAAAATTTTTATATTTTTCAGAATATGTAAATAATAAATTGCAGTTATTTTTTTCTTTAAAAATATTTTGAAGCATTAAACTATTTTTTATTGTTGGTACAAAAGCAATACCATATTTTACTAAGTCTTCTTTATCTTTAAGAAACAATTCAATTATATCAGGTCCTTTAGGCGATAAAAAAGCATTAAATATTATTTTATTTATTCCTTCTTTAATTTTAATTGTACTAGTAGCTGTCTTTATTTCATTGGAGTTTTTGAACAGCTTTAAATTATGAAATGGTTTATTGAGAATCATTATAATATTTTTATTTTTTGCTCCATTATTAGGACGAAATACGAGTCCATTTACAATATTTTTATAGCTTAATGAAGGTAAATAATCTCTAATAAATGAAACAGTATTACACAAAGGAACAAATTCTTTAATTTGTAATTTTAGACTCGAGTTTTCGTCTATATTGTTTGTTATGTCTTTTAATAATTTTAATTTGTCTTTCATAGAATCATTGCATTTTTCACCTTTGTAAATAATTATATCAGAAACCAAATAACAAGAATTATTTATTATTTCCCCTTCTAAAATGCAGTCACCGTTATAAGATTTTTTAGATTTATAACTTAACAAGTATACATCTTCAGTAGGCTTGTTAATAAGAAGATACACCGTTGATTCTTTTATGATACTACAAAAAAGCAAAAAATATTTTGGATTTGTATTAAAATAAACCAAATGTTCTGATGTCTTCAAGGTGGTTACATCATCTTGATCCATAAATTTAAAATATTTATTACCACTATTCATCTGTATATCATACTTGGTCTTAAGGTATTCTAATAACGATTTTTTAGCATCGTTATTAGTTAGTTTATAAACTGGAATTTTATTTTCAAAAAGTTTTTCTTGTGTCATGTATTGTTTTTTTAAAATTTTTTCAAGAATATTACCATTTTCTGCATAATTACCTTCATAATGCAGCTTAGTATTTACCATTCCATTACGTGTTTTAAGCATAATCTTTTTGGTTTCAATATTACTATAATTTTTTTTTATAGAAGAAATCATGTTTACATAAGCATACATTAATCCTTTAAATCATTTTTAAAAATAAAATTTTCGCAATTTATATTTAAAGAGTTTTTTAATGTTTTTATTACAAAAATAGCGTATTCTTGCTTCTGTTTTAATATAAAACTATCGATACTATCCTTAATACGGTCCGCTTGGTCCACTTGGTCCGCTTGGTCCGCTTGGTCCATTTTAAAAAATAAATTTTTCAATCATTTTTGTCCGTAAATGTTAAATTTTAAAAATGTATAAATAAATTAAAATGAATGATAAATTTAGACACGACCTCAACAAGTATCTAAATGGAGAAGTTGATTCCATGTACGAGGAAATAAAACAAACAACTAAAGAAGAAAAACATCATAGTCGAAGAGGACATCATAGACATATACGTTCTAGAGACCCACCAAAACAAGAACCACAAGAACCACCAAAACAAGAGCCTAAAAAATATCAATACGAGGTATTTAACCCGTATCCACAAGAGCAATATATAAATCCAAATTCTGCACAACGAATGAAAGAAATATATGCAATAGATTACTTAGATAAAACAAGTGATGATGATGTAAAGCGCTATGCCAGTGAATTAGCTACTAAAATATTAAAAACACAAACAAAAGTAGATTACTACAAGACAATAAAGAAAAAAACGTCAGTAAAACTAGAAGAATACAATAAATTAAAAGACGAAGAGTGTGATCCTCTTATGCAAGTATTAACTACCAGTTCTATTGATAATATAGTCGTTGACGGTCAAAAATTCACTGTTGTCAACGGTAAAAAAAAGAGATATATAAAAATTTCAAAAACAAAATAAAAATTATTTTTATTGCTTCATTTTTAATCGTACATACACACCTTGCTCCGGTATCGAATCAAACCCCATAGACCCAAGATCTGCCATTATAGAAGAACAAACAGTATCATTAATATCATTAGTAAGCGAAATACTGGTATCTAAGTCGACAAAAGAGCCTACTTGCATTTCTTCCGAAAGCGATACAAGCTCATTTTTTAATATTTCAAACCGTTGTTCCATAACATTTATTGATTTTGTTTGTATATATTTTTCAATAAGTTTCATAAAATCTATTGTAAAATTAATTTCTTCGTCTTCCATTTAAAAATATTTTTTTGTTTTTAAGAGCAATTTTCCCGATGTTCTTGGTCTTCAAGTTCAACAAGTCGTTGTTGTTTTTCAATATCGTTTTTAAGACGCTTTGCTTCCTTTTCCATAAGCTTCTTTTTTAGTCTTTCTCGTGTAGGATTAGAAGTTTTATTTACTGTATTTGAAGACTGTAGTTCTTGCTTTCTTTCTTCAAACATTATGTCTCTGTTACGATTTTGTTCATTGTATTTTGTCATGAGCTTATTTAACTCCGGAAGCATATATTCGGAGTCTTGAATAGCATCCGGACTAGGATCCCATGGTACCCAAGTACCAACAGGGGCAATAGCAATACCTACACCACGTTCGTATTTTATAAGTTCTTGACATCGTTCTGTGGCTTCTTCGTAAGTTTTATATGAACCTCGAACCTTAAATCCACGAATACTGCATTGTTCATCATTAAAATTCTTTTGGTATTTTTCAAGTAGCTTTTGGTAGTTATTGTCACAATAAACAATATATTTATCGTTTATGTCCTTGTAATTCAAATAAAACTTTCGGGCACATTTGCTAACAAATTCCGATTCATTAACCTTATTATTGCTTGCTATTAATTTTATTTTTTCAACCATTTCTTTATCTTGATCGCTTAATGAAGAGCCATACGAATCGATAATATTTTCAAAAATATTATTTACCAAATTACTTGCTTCTTTTGCCATATGTTCTGCAGAAGAACCAATATAATTGTTTATTTCTTCGTACATAAAGTTATTCATATAGTAAAGCTCTCTTTGTTGAATTAGATTTTCTGGTGACACAAATGATACACAACACCATTCTTGATTCAAGATTCGAGGGTCATCCACAAGAGATTCGTATTTTTGTTGAGAATGAGACATAATTTAGTTTTACTTTTTATTTTAAAATAACTTTATTTTTTAGACGAATTCGTGTGTTTAAACTCCATTATTTTAATTTTAAAAGTAAAGCATGAAAAACATATTGATTATTAATGAAAATGCAGACCATAAAAAAATGTCCAAAAATCACTACTCTTTAACCAAAGGGGAAAATGTTGCTTATTATTTAGCATTACAAGAAGGATTAACTGTTTATTTTTTAACAACAGGAAATAGTGAAATAATTAATAATATACACTATAAAAACAGTATAACAAAAGATTTTTTAAAAAATATAGACTATGTATTGTTTATAAGAGAAACAAATATTCATAATATACTAGAAAGATACAAAGATCTAAAAGAAGTACTTGATACAAAGAGCATAAAAATTGGAATAAAAGGCGATTCAGTATCATGGATAAAAAATAAAGAATTGCGTGATTGGGTATTTAAAAATTACAATAAAGACTTGTATGATTGGGGTTATAATTTTTTCGATATAATATACGTACAGCAGAAAAAATCACTAGCACCTGCACAAAAACTATTAAAAAAAGATCCTTTAAAAAAATTAAAAACCTCTAAAATGGGTGTACCAGATAAAATAATAGATTTTTCATGCATTGAAAATAATTTTCTTACTACTAAGTACGTAAATGCTTTTTCGGAAAACACTAAAAATGTTGCATTGTTACCATTTAAATTGCAAAGTGCATTTAAAAATTTAAGTATATTAAATGAACCGTGTAAACCGTGTAAACAAACTAAACCGTGTAAACTTATTTACATTGGAAGAATAAAAACAGACAATGGACGTATTGCAACTATGATGAGCGAAATAATGAAAGAACTAGGTAATAGTTACGAACTACATATATTTCCAGGTAAATTTATTTTACCGGATGTAGACGTAAAAGACTATAGTCCTAAAAATACTATACATCTTCAATTTTTACGAGATAAAATATTCTGTAACAATGAAAATGTTTTTATTCACTACCCTTTTGAACACGACGAAAGATTAAGTTATTTAGTACACGCTGATATTGGGATCGATTTTAGCCCAACAAGACCATCCAATAATCCCAGTCCATATGGTAACTCGAAATTACTCGACTATTGCTATGCAGGACTACCTGTTGTTACAGAAGCAAATGTAGGAAATATTGAACTTGTACAAGATGCAAAAAATGGTATTGTATTACATGATAATGCTAGTGTTTCGGAATATGCTACTGCAATAAGAATAGTATCTAAATTAGAAATAAACAAAGAATTTGTACACAAAATAACAGTTGCTAAAAATAATTGGTACGATATATGCAAAACTATTAAGCATGATTTCGAGTGTTAAAGTCGCATTTTTTCAAGTTTTTTAAGATTAACAGGCACTATGTCGTTATTGGTTTCATTACCATAAGTAATCAACCCTATGTCTGTATCTTGATTATTTTTTTTAGAGCTCGTAGCTACATCTATTAATTTTTGGTCCATTTCTTTATCGTACTTGTTATTTAAATAATTCATATATTTACAATAATTATTGTAATTAAAATCTTCTGGTTTCCAAGAAATAAACAACCTATTTGCTGTGTCGTATTTTACAAAAAAACCATTAAGTCGTAATCTTTTAACAATATAATTTCTAAGATCAATTGAGTTATATTGAGGGTGTCCTATTTTAAACGGTGGAATATCGTAAGTACATGTGTATTGTTTGAATACTGATGCACTTTTTTTAATTTTAGTCGTACAGCTTGTAAAAAAGGTTTCGTACAATTTATGCTTTTCTCTGTTTCTTCTTGCTTGACTGTCATATAACTCTTCTATTCGTATAAAATTTTCCATAATATATGATTTAATGCGATAAAAAATAACGAAAATTTTATTTATCATTGTAAATGAGTGAAGATGTGTTTAGAAAAACGTTAGTTACTGTATTTACTGCAATCCAAAAAGAATTTCCAGAATTTGATAGACAAATAAAGAAATGTTATATTAATTATAATAAATCGGATATTAATGAGTATATAACTTTTACAAAAAATTCATTTAAGCCGTACTTAAAGAGTATACTAACATCCGATACTAACATGTTTGAAAAGGAAGAAAAAGTAAAACTGATAAGAGGTCTTGATTTTAAAGAAATATGGGCAACTCATCCAAATGAATTTTTATTTTTGTGGGGTCATCTACAACGGCTATATATAAGTATATATAATTACTCAAAAGAAAATGATATACCTGTAAATGAAGAAGAAGAACGCTACGCTAATAAATTTATCGAAATTGTAAAATTAGACTATGCAATACGTGATGAATTGAAAAGTTTAGATAACCCAACTAACAATGCTGAATTCAAAGCGATAATGGATAAACTTAAGGAAGTATTTGAAGACAATAACAGCATACTTACTCGTACTTTAAAAGAAATTATTTCAGAAATTATACCTAATAATTTATCCAATCCAGAGCAATTTATCCAAAGTCTTATTAATGGTGATAAAATAACTGAAATTACAACTAAACTTACAGAAACAATTAAGCGTAAGTTTGAAGAAGGTGATCTAAAAGAAGAAGATATACAGTATGACCTTGAACGAATTCAAAAAATATTTGAATCGTCGGGAAAACATTCGTTTATGAAAGGCGTTATAAATAATATTAAAAAAGAAAATGATCAAAAATAATAAACCACTATTAATGGAACTAGGGCACATAATTTTGGAAAAAAGAACTACATATGGTACTAATAAAAAAGGAGTACCATTGTATCGTTTTGTATCGCATCAAGGTAACAACACTAAAAGAGTTGTTGCATACAAAAAAGTAAATAAAAACGAAACAACAAACGTTTATGCTGTTGTGCAACCAACAGAAGACACTAATAAGGTATCTATAGTACAAATAATAGGACAAATTGGAAATAAAGCAGCAGAATACGAGTATTTACTACATAAAAATAATTTATTAAGCAAGCAAATTAAAGTACAACAACCAAAATGCTATTATGAAAATATTATAAACGAAGAACTAACACGACGAGAATGCATAAATGCATTTACAATAGACCCTGCTACGTGCAAAGACTATGATGACGCATTTAGTGTTCAAACAATCTATAACAGAATTATAATAGGAGTGCACATAGCAGATGTATCCTTTTTAGTTCAACCAGAAACAATGCTTGATATCATAGCCTTGAATAATCTTTCTACTGTTTACCCAGCTATAAAGGAACCAATACATATGCTACCAAAAATTATTTGCGAAGACCTTATGAGTTTAAAAGAAAAAACTAAAAAGTTATGTGTATCTGTTTATTACACGTATGAAAACAATAATTGTATAAATTACAAAATAGTAAGGGATTCCGTGTATATAAAAAAGAATTATTCTTATGAAAACGCTATTAGCAAGGACATAAATACGCTGTTTAATTTATCCAAATCAAAAGATAGTCACGACCTTGTTGCATATTGGATGGTAAAAACTAACATAACAATAGCAAATGAAATAACTAAAAACAAAAGCTGTATATTACGTGTTTATAATGGAAAAAATGAAAATCTAAATAATAATTTAAATGAAACACAAAAGTTACAATACAAAGGACTGTACTATGATAGTGCTAATTATATAATTTCGAATAACAAAGACGATAAACACAGTATGTTTGATAATATATACACACATTTTACATCTCCTCTTCGAAGATATTGCGATATAATAGTTCACAGGTATTTATTTAGTGATTACAAAATTGATGACAGCATAATAAAAAGCATAAATAATAAAAATACTCTTTTAAATAAGCTCAAAAGAGGCGAAGAAAAATTAAATATTATTTATGAACTCGAAGAATATTGGTCAAAAAATACTATTCACTTTAAAACAACAGGTATAGTACTTAAAACCGAACCATTGTATGTAAGCATAAAGATACTAGATAAAAGCTTTTTACTAAAAGTAAAAAGCGAAAAAAAATTCGAGCTATTTAACAGTGTTATAGTATTCCTTATACCAACAATAAAACACGAAAGAAAAAAATTATTAATAAATATTCAATGAATTAATATTATTTGTTTCAGTGTATGGTATTCCACCTGGTACTTTATTGATACACCATTTAAGAATATCTTTTTTAAAATTTATGTTTGGTTCCTTAGAAGTTATCATTATTACTTCAATATTTGATGTTTTTTTTATTAATTGGTTATACACGTTATTCAGTTTATTTAAAATAGAAAAATTACAATCAAAGGTATCGTATACAAGCAAGTATCCACAATGTACTTTATTATAAGTCATCAAGTTATAATTATTGTATAATCCTACTGTAATCCAAATATTTAAATTTCTTTTTTCTACGTGTTTAAAAACTGCACATTTTGGATTTATGTACTTTAAGTCTAATTTCGAGTTAAAAATATGTTTAACAGATTTTTCAACGCATTCATTTATATCAATAAATACGATGTTTTGCATTCTTTGATATATATTAGATTTATTTTTACAAGTCGGTATATTCATCTGATACAGGTGTTACACAAACTTTTAATTCTCCTATGTCACTAATAGGACACTTAAATATAATAGGACATTCTTTTTTCATGCATATTTGTATTGTACTTGAAAGAGATTGGAACTTAGTAAATTCAACTATTTTATTTAGATTAAATGTAGCGTGATAGTGCTCTTGTTCTTTAGATTCTTCTGGATCATTATTAAGAGGTACATAAGTTTGTTGTCTTGAACTGTCTCCTTTAGCTTCAAAAATTAGTAAGTTATTATCATGTATTATGGTAATGGTATTTGCAGCAATATTTTTAAATTCGCGACACACTTTTTGAAATGTTTGTGACGACATATTTACAATTAAATTGTAATCTTTATCGTTAATATGCAGTTCTTCGTCATTAACATCAAGAATATTTAAATATCTATCGCTTACCCAACTACTTCCAGCTAACGACGAACCACCCTTTGCATACACACTGAAACCCATAACATTTTCTTTACCCCTTTCAATAAAAAGTGTTAAAATTTCATCTCGATAAATAGTCTTTAAGTGGGAATAAAACTTATGAGCATTAATACCAACAGTTAGTTTATCCTTGTTGAGTACAAATTGGTTCATGCTATCAGCATTGAGTTTCATGTGCACAAGTGCAGTATGCGAACCATCCATATCTTTTATTGTAATACCGTCTTTTGTAATACGCATATTTGTATCGTGTTCAAGTGTTCCTTTAATAATTTCAAAAAGAGTTTTTATAACATGACCTTGAACCGTCTTTGCATAAAAAAGTTTATTGTCGTCATATTCTGTCATTTACAACTATGTTAGTTGTTTTTAAGCACCTTTTCAAAATAATTTTTAAAAAATGATTTAAAAAATCCCTGTATAGTATATTATACAGCACAACAACCCTAAACAAAGAAACTCTATTTCAAGAAACTAATTATGTCGAAGTCAGATATTGTTACTAACTATTCAGACATTAACCCAACATGTACTAAGATCGGTGAAGAAGGAAATGGCGTTCAATTTGGAGAACCAAAACTAAATCAATATGGAGGAAGAAGCATTGCTATGAAGTACAACAACAAGAAGCCTCTATGGAAGCTTCCTAAAATGCGAGCACCATTTGGTATTGGTCAGGGTGTTCAAGGAAATGGTTTCAACTTGCAATTAAGCATTGATAACGACAATGATCATGCAAACCAACTTGAAACAATTTTGCAAAATGTTGACAAAAATTTTGTTAACTATTCTTCTGAAATTGCCTATGAACTAGGCATTACAAAGAAAAAGACGGATGCTTCTTCCGCAAGAAGCGTTGTCGAAGAGCGATACAATCCTATTGTCAAGTTTGCTAAGTACAGCAAGAACAAAGCACCAAGTCCCGATTTGATTGGAGAACACAATCCTAATTTTCCAAATTATATTCAAGTAAATATTCAAATTCAAGATTCTGAAGTTACTACAGAGTTTTATGACGCGTCTGGTTCAAGAATACACATCAGAGATGTTGATGAACTACTAACAATTATTCCTCGACATTCCAGATGCACTGTTCTTGCAACAGCGTCTTGTTGGTCTGGAACACCTGGTTTTGGTATTTCTCTTAAAGCTCATCAAATCAGAGTATACGCAAACAATGCTATTCCTAAGGGAGTATGTTTAATCGATGATCCCGAAGACAGTCCAGAAGAAGAAGAAGAAGATAGCAGTGAAGAAGAAGAACAAGAGGAAAACAAGGTTCCTGTTCTTGAAGAAGAAGAAGAAGCGCAAGAACTTCCGATTCCGATTCCAGTAAAGCCAAAGCGCAGAATTACTAAAAAGACTGAAAACTAAAAACTAAAAACATTTTTAAAATTAAATTAAATTACTTTAATTTATGACACCATCACAGTTTGATTTTGATTGCATTGCTAGAACACGCTATTATAAGCGTCATATGGAAAATTGTTTAAAACATAATTATACACGCGATATATGCGATAAAAGTTTCAATGATTTACATATTGACAGAAGCAAATATATTAATGTAGTACAAAAAAGTCCTTTATGGCTAAAACTCAGGGCATTGTCAAATGGTACTGCAAGTTCACTCGGTAAATACATAATGGGGGACAAATGGACTTCCGAAGACCAACTAAATGAAAATTGGTATAATAAAATAGAACAACCTATTACACAAATGATGGAAGCACATATGAAATGGGGAACAACATACGAAGATCTTGCACTTATTTGCTTTGCAGAACAATACGATGTATGTGCATTACAAGTAGGAACATTACGTGTCGATTATTTTGACATACACGAAAACTACAAGTTATTTTTTCCTTTTTTACCAGATTTAAAAATAGAAGATAACAGTAATTTTCATTTGCTTATTTCACCGGATGGCATAGTAACCAACCATAAAAATAAAAAAATAGGTATGCTAGAAATAAAATGTATGAGTCCATTTTACCATCTTGAAAACGAAAACAACAACATAATATGGAGTCATAATATGGAAAACAGGCAATGGACAACTGTAGATAAAATACCACATGTGTACTTTATACAAATGTGTTTACAGGCATTAAGCGGTATTATAGAGTTAGAAATGGACTTAAAAGATACAATGTACTTTGAACGCTGGAGTCCAAAAGGATTTTCCATATTTGAGATACCATTTCAAGAACTTTTTATGATAGGAATACTGGTTAGCGAGTTATATTTTTCAATTTTACAAAGAACAAAAAATAATAAAAAAGCATATCCGTTAAATGAAGAAGAAACACAAGTCTATTCTCATATAACCAAGTTAAAAAAAATAATTTTTAAAAAAATTAAGCACAAATATTACGATATTCGAGACAAGCATCCATATTACGACCTTTTTCAAAATTATTATTTTGTAACAAAATACAGCGAATTTACAATGAAAAAAGAAGTAAAATCACAATGTTTGATATAAATAATATTATTTATACTATATGTCATTGATTAATTATTACATAATACACTGTAACAATCATAATGAACGATTAAACAATATAGAAAATAATATAAAATCTGTTATACCAGAACTTGAAATATGGGATGGAACATGCGTTACTACAATAGAACCTAACATTTCAAACCAGTTCAAACGTTATGACACAAATATCGAGTATGACCCAAAATTTTTTAATATTAAATATCCTGGTCAAATTGGTTGTTATTTAAGTCACCATTTACTAGTAAAAAACATATTAAATAATCTTCCAACAACTGGATACACGCTAATACTAGAAGACGACATAGAAATAAAAAAAGAATTAAAAACTAAACTACACAATATAATAAACAGTGGAGTTAATTTTGACATAATATTTTTAGGACTTATACACGACTACAAACAAACTAATAATAAATTATTATACGAGCTACCAAATGACTGTGTAGAAGGTAAAGGTACACACTCTTTGTTTATATGTAATAAGAATGCAGGTAAATTATACAAAGAAAATTGTTTCCCCAAAGGTCCAATCGATGTTCATTACGGAATATTAAGTGTTCATAAAAAAATAAATTGTTATTTTATTTATCCGTATTTATGTAATCAAATGCGAACACAATTTGCATCAACAATACAATGTATTTCAACACGTAAAAATTCGCGTAAAAATATTCGACCATCCATTAATTATACTACTTATGCAGATAAAGTTCGATTAAAAGAACAACAAGCTTCACAAGCTCCAAAAGCTCCAAAAGCTCCAAAAGCTCCAAGAGCTCCAAAATTAGAGCAACAAAAAACAATTAAATGTATTCGCAAGAAAACTAACAAAAAGCCTTTTAAATCCAAACAATAATTTATTTATATATAGTATATATGTCAGTTTTAATAACAGATAACATTAACGTATTACAATCAAGATTAACAAACTTTAAAGTTTGCAATCTTATTACTACTTATATATCAAAAGATTCCATAGAAGAACTTAAACAGACGTATAATCAAGCATTTAGAAGAGGAACATTGCGATTTAAGGATTGTAGTTTTGATAACATTGAGTTATATCCATCTAAATTCGAAAGTTATGAAATCATAGTTGAAGCAACACCACAAAATTCAAATGTATTTAAAGTAGTAAGCACTGTTATTAACATGAAAAATGTTATTAATAAACCAGTAAAAATTAGTATACTACAATGGGATAATATAGTGACAAGAAAAGCAAAATTTGAAAGACCATCTGCATACGCTACATTGTTATCCAAAAATGAATTAAAAAATTCAGATATAAGTGACGATCAAGGAATTACTAAAATAATACAATTTTAAAAAAATATATACTGTTTTAATATATGGATTTTGTAGGAGAAAATACTAGTTTATATAAAAATAGCTCTGTCAAAGAAGTAACTCCAAAAAATTTTATAAATGGAAAAATAAATCTCAAAACAGATGGCTTTTTAATGTGTTATGCACAATGGTGTCCACACTGTGTAAAACATGTTGAAACGTGGAAGTCGTTAGCAAAAAAATTAAAGAATACGTCATTTACAATAGCAGCATTAGATTGTGTTGAGTTCAAAGATTTAGCTATACAGTTGGATGTCTCTATGTTACCAACACTTTTTTATTTTAACAAAGATGGAACCATGGAGCGTTTTTCTTATGAAATAAATGAAACTAATTTACTTAATTATGCTTGTTCATCTAAAGGAATCTTGTGCAATTACGCGAATTAGAGCATTTTATTTTTTTCTCAGTTGTAATTATATTAGCAACGAGATATGTCTACAATTTCTTTGGATGAAATAGAAGTTTACCGAAAGCGTATTATTGATAATTTGAGTGAAATAAATAATAATCGTTATAAGCTTAAGCCAAATGATTTTACTACTCTTATTAACTACCACAAGTACGTGTTAAACACGTTAAACAATATGGTTAATGTTCGTACTGTTGAAATGAACAATGCCTACGGCAAGCCAGTAGGGTCTTTGTATCAAAAAGGTCAATATGAACAAAATAACATGCATATTGTTACAAATTACGATGGTACTACCAAGGTTGTGAATTCAACTGATTTAAAACAGAGTAACGAAGAATGGGCTGCACCTTTTTCAGATTCACTGCTCATTAATCCTCCATCGTTTATTTACCCTCCTCAAAATGTATATACTCTTCCAGCAAAGCGTTAAACATTGAATACATTTATGTCAACTAGTCTTCCTGTTAGTTCTAATGTTTTTGGACATTTTGTATTTTTATTAAAGCGTATACATTCTGGTATTGTTGTGCTTTCAATAATAATATTTTTTTCAATATAAAAGCGTCTTACGCCTTTATCTATTTGCATATTTAAAAGAGTAAAACTTAAATCCATAATAGTATCACCTTCTAAGTAATTTTCATTTTTTAGCATTTCTATGTATGTTGCTATTGTGTTTATAACATAATAAGAAATTTGTGGATCAATATTAATATTTGAAAATAATACATAGCGTGTTTTCACAGATGATATATAATTTTGACGCTCATTTAATCGAGTTAGTTTAGGAAAATTTAAAACAGCATCCTGATAACTAATAAGTGATTTATGCATATATGGGTTATTAGTATAAATTTGTTTTTCATTATTGGTTTTGCTGTATAAATTACCGTCATTCAACATTTTAATAGGAATAAAATGTGATTCAACATTGTTACAAAGGGTTTTAATAATTTCATTTGTATAACTGCTAACAAATAGTGCAACAGTAATTGAATTTCCATATTCTTTTATTAGTGTTTCGTCGTCAACCTCATATAAAACAACATTATCAATATTGATTCCGCATAATGCTATTATTTTACGACTAAAAATATTATTCATGCTATTTGGAAGTCCAATACACACGCGACATTTTCGATTATTTTCTATTTCATTAAAGTCCATAAAAGTTGCATTTGAATTGGTAGAAAGCACCATAAAATGTGCATCATAAAGCGAGCTTATGTAGCCTAGTTTAGATAAATCATTATTATATAATTCAAATTCTGTTGCAACACCAAAGTCCGTGTTATTATTTATGGTTTGAACAATAGCATCACTGTTTGTAGATACTTCGACAACATTTAGTTTAAATAGTGCTTCTTTTTTAAAATTTTCTTTTAAAAGAACCTCTAAATAATTAGCAAATTCTAAATTTCTGTCATTAAAAGAAGCAGCATAATTTATTACACGTTCTTTTGAAAGATAAAATTCTTTGATAAACGGGTTATATACCTGTAGTTTATCGTAATAAATATAAATAAGAAATACTGCAACTATTAGAGCACTAAGTATATAAAGCTCCATTATAACTTAAATACAGATATTTTTCGTGCGTAATTATCTATAAAAATGAAAATTATTATACATTAAAGATGACAACAACAGTACATGGAATATTTTTTTCAAAAGAAAATAAGGAATATGTTTCAACGTCTGTTTTTAAAAATGTTAAAGACAAACTAGGAATCGAGTTAGATGAAACATTTTTAGAAATTCTTCTTGTTACTATGGCAGATGTATACAAAAATACACAAAGACCACACAATATAGATATAAATAGTTATGTATCTATATTAAATAACAATGTCATAATACGTTGTATTGACAAATGTAAAACTAGTAACATTAGTAAGTTAGCACAAAAAGAAGCAAGTGAAAGAGAATACCAATTTAAAGAAACTAGTCCAATACCAAGTACTTCTTCCGCTTCCGCTTCCGATCCTTCTTCCGCTTTCGCTCCTTCTTCAGTTCCTTCTTTCGTTCCTTCTTCAGTTCCTTCTTCCGCTCCTTCTTCCGCTCCTTCTTCCGCTCCTTCTTTCGCTCCTTCTTTCGTTCCTTCTTCCGCTCCTTCTTTCGTTCCTTCTTCCGCTTTCGCTTCTGCTTCCGCTACCAAACCAAAAAGTGTAAATATGACGCTTGATTTTAGAAAAGATCTCGTTGATATAGACGAAGATAGCTACTGTCTTGTAATGAATAATTATTATACACACATTATAGGTATAGAAGTAAAAAAGTTAATGATAGAGTTATGTGAACCAGTTGTTAACGAACCGTATATATACGTCGATATTGAAAATATTATTGAAGAAGATAAGCATTATACCATAAGTAATAATCAAAAAGTTCTTGGTCGCATGGTACAAACCAATACAATTTGTAATAAGTCTATGTATATTTTTGAACAAGAAGATTGTATGTGTAGTTTTAATGAACCCATTGATATGAACCACATATATCTAACATTATACGACTACACTGGTTCAAAAATTTCATTGAAAAATATAAACGTATACAAAGTAATAAATATTGAAAATACAAATAAAAATCAGATCCTTACTAGTTATATAAATATTGTAAAACCAAACAGCATAATAGACGTCTGTTCTAATAAAACATTTAAAAAATATACTTTGTGGAAAAATAAACCTTTGGTCGTAAAAGAATCAAAAAGTAATAGTATTATTGTAAATGAAGAACTAAAGACAAATAAAAGCAGTAAATTAGTATTAGAAAAAGAAAAAATAAACTGCAATATTTCAATAAAACTTATGTTACAATAATTTTAATATGAAAAATGATTTGTAAAAAAAAGATACTATCATTATAATGTCTCTATCAAGGGAAATACGTTATACAGAAGACGTTGGTCGTGTTAAAAATGTTCAATTTGGCATTCTTAGCCCAGAACGTATATTAAAGCAATCTGTGTGTGAAATAACCAAATCATACAGACACCAAGATGACATTACATCAAATAATAAATACGGTACATTACACGATCCTAGAATGGGTACTAATGACAGAGCTATAAAAAATCCATTATCAAAATTAACCGTAAAATATGACCCAGGTCATTTTGGTCATATTAACTTACCAAAGCCTATTATGCCTGTGCATTTTATGGAGTTTATTATCAAAGTTTTGAATGCTGTTTGTTTTAGATGCTCTGCAATACGCATCGAAAAAACAGAAAAACAAATTAACGAAATCAAAAAGCGTAAAAGACAAAAACGCATGGAATACATTGACCCTATTGTAAAAAGACAAAAAGTTTGCCCAATATGCAAAGCCGATTTACCGGGTGTACGCGAAATGAAAAATGCTATTTCTAGTATTGAAGTGGTAAATGGCGGAGATTGCCCCAAATTTGAAAAATCGTCAATATTAAACGCTGAAATGGTGCTTCGTATTTTTAAGCTTATAAATGATGAAGACTGTGAGCTTATTGGATATGACCCAGTTCTTTCTAGACCAGAGTGGATGGTATGGACAGTTTTTCCAGTGCCTCCTCTTTCAATGCGTCCATCTATTAAAGATGAAACAACAGGTAAATCCGATGACGATGATCTTACCATTAAGCTTAATGATATACTAAAGTCATGTGAAGAATTACGCAATTTACTCGGCAATGAAAAAGAAAATGTTAGTGATAAAACCGATATGTCTAACCGCATATCAGAATGGTGGAATTGTTTGACTTATCATGTTTCAACGTATATTGACAACGATGAAAGAAATGGTAATACGCTTTCAAATGGAATGCCAACATCTAAGAGTAGAAACGGTCGACAATTAAAAACATTGCGTTCCAGAATAAAGTCTAAGAATGGACACATACGACAAAATCTTATGGGAAAAAGAGTCGATCATTCTGCACGTACTGTCATTACTGGTGATCCAAATATGAGTATTAATGAACTCGGGGTTCCAGTTGATATTGCTAATAATCTAGCATATCCGGAAACGGTTAATAAATATAATATTGGATATTTAAACAACTTGTTGCAGCGTGGAAAAGTAAAATGGATTATTGAAAATACAAAAATAAATCCACAAACTATCGATGTCGAGTTTTTAAGAAAAAGCGGAAAACAACCTAAGCCTATCAAGGAAGGAAATATTGTTTGGAGATACCTTCAAGACGGTGACATAGTCTTTTTCAATAGACAACCAACGTTGCATCGAATGAGTATGATGGCACATAAAGCAGTTATATTAGAAGGTAAATCTTTCCGTTTAAATGGTTCGTGTACGTCTCCATATGCAGCAGATTTTGATGGCGATGAAATGAATATGCATGTTCCTATTTCCGAAGCATGTCGCTATGAACTCGAACATCTTACTATTGTTTCTACACAAATTGTAAGTCCACAAGGAAGCAAACCAGTTATTGGATTAATTCAAGACAGTTTATTGGCATGGCACTTAATTACAAAAAGAAACAACAATATTCCATTGAGTGTTTTTATGGATATAAAGGGTCTTTGGGTAGATTCAAACATTTCCAGTACAAAAACAGATACAATTGATCTTGGAACGCACGACTTTATTTCTAATGTATTACCTAACATTACACTGTTTAAAAAGGGTGATAGTTTTTCCGAAGAAGATCTTACAGACGAAACTATAAACAGTGAATACATCAAAATATGTCGACGATTTGGAAACAAGCTAGAAAACATAAACCAAAAAGCAAAAATTAAAAAAATAAAAGAACTAAAAAATAAAAGTGCTATTATTGTTGAAAACGGTAATTACAAAAGTGGTATTTTTGACACTAAGCAACTTGGTAAAGGTGCAAATGGTGGATTAATACATGCAACATGGAAAGACTGTGGACATCTAAGAACACAAAAGTTTATTGATACACTTAATAAAGTTGCTACAAACTGGCTTTTGTACGAAGGTTTTAGTGTTGGATTGAAAGATATGCGTATATACAATAAAAAATCAGAAGAAGAAATAGAAAATGCTGTATTAAAAGGTTTTAAAGAAAGTGAACAGCTTATTCAACGTCTTTACACTGGAGAAATTAAAGCACTTGTAACAAATAGTGTACGTATGCAGTTTGAAAAAGATATTGCTACAAAATTACAAAATGTACGTACTGTTGCAGATAGTATTACAAACAATGCTATTGAACTGGATAATCGCATGGACATGATGATTACTGCAGGATCAAAAGGATCAAAAAATAATACTATTTCCATCATTTCGATGCTTGGACAACAAAATATTGACGGAATACGAATTCAAGACACCATGGATCATCGTCCATTACCATTTTTTGAAAAAGATGCTGTTCATCCAGTTGCACGCGGATTTATTCGAAACTCGCATTATTCTGGTTTGAATCCAGTAGAATATTTGTATCATGCAATGGAGGGTCGTCTTGGTGTTATTTCAACAGCTATTAATACAGCAGAAACAGGATATATCCATAGAAAACTTATCAAGGTGATGGAAGATCTAAAAGTATATTACGACGGTACTGTAAGAAATGCACACAATGTAGTTATTCAACCAATGTACGGTTACGACGGTTTTGATGGTTCAAAAATCGAAAAGCAAGAATTATTTAATGACGAAAACGAGTTCGATACTATTTATATTGCTAGTGAAGACGATTACGAAAAATTTATGACAGAAGAAGCATATGAAAGCATAAATGAAACTAATAAAATAGTCCTTCAAGACGAAATTAGCTGGCTAAAGGTTGATATGATATATTGCAAAACTAATCATATAAGTTATGTTGAAAGTCCTGTTAACTATAACAGAATTATTAAAGACGTAATTCATAAATACAATTTGAAAAATATGAAAAAATGCACTATTTCTACTGTTGATATTGTTAATAAGGTTAATAGTTTATTTGATTATTTAATAATGGACGATTACAAGGAAATAAATGAAATAATACAGCGTGGTTTCAAGGTATTAACAAGACAGCGACTTGCATCAAAAATTCTTATGAAGCATAAATTTAACCAAGAAGCTCTTGAATATTTGATTGAACAAATTAAGTTTATGTATATTGACTCTGTTATTAACCCAGGAGAACTCGTTGGTATAATAGCTGCACAGTCTATTGGAGAACCATGTACACAACTAACACTTGATTCTTTCCATAACACTGGTTTATCAAAGGGAACAAACGTTGCAGGAGGTATTCCTCGTATTAAGGAATTAATGGAAAATTCAAAAGATATGAGAACACCATCTGTTAATATTGTTGTCAAAAAGCAAGTATACGAAATGATTGAAAGCAGTAATATTAAGGAATCAAACGTATTAATCCAAAAGAAAATTCAAGATATTGCCAACTATATTAGCCAAGTAAAGTTGGTAGATATTATTGACAAAAATTATGACATTGAAACGTTTTATGACATTAGCGACAAAAATAGCGTTGAACAACAAGACCAAACAATGTTATCAGAGTTTTACAAGTATTATGAAATTGTTACCGGTAATGAATACATACAAGTACCAAATAATATTGTTATTAGATTTGTGTTGGATAACTATAAAATGTATACAAACAACTTTTTAACAGGAGAAATAAAGTATGCTATTGAATCTAAGTATCCCAATTATCAAGTAATAATTTCAAATGACAATGCAAATAATGTTGTTCTTAGAGTAAGAACAGATCAAACTGATACTCGTAAAGTAACTCGACAAATAAAAGATGTTATTATTCGAGGTGTAAGTAAAATAAATCGAGTAGTTGTACAATCCGAAAAATCAAAAGACAATAATAATTGGTTAATAGACGACGAGTGGTTAATTCAAACAGAAGGTACTAACTTAGCGACTATTTTAACAATCAATGAAGTCGATAAGTACAAAACATTGTCAAATAAAGTGGAGGAAGTATACGAACTTTTTGGTGTTGAAGCAGCACGTGCAGTACTATTAAATGAAATTTACAACGTTCTTAAAAATAATGCTACTATTTCAATGCGACATCTCGAACTATTATGTGATAGTATGACATATCGCGGTTACATTATATCCGTGTCTATTCATGGTGTAAAAAAGATAGACAGTGGTCCTCTTGCAAGAGCATCTTTTGAAGAATCAACAAATGAACTTACAAAAGCAGCAGTATACCATGAAAATGACAATATGAATGGAGTAAGTGCAAATGTAATGTTTGGGCAATACCTAAAAGCAGGAACAACTGATTTTGAATTACTATTAGATGAAAATATGGTGTTAAATAACGAATATGAAGAATCATATGAAGAAGAAGTAGCAGACGTCGACTTTATATACGAAGAAATAGTAGACGAATATTGCCAAGAAGATAACTTCGATTTAACATTCGATTTTTAAAATTTATACCATCAATGCAGGTGTTTTAAAGCGTCCGTCGGTTAGATGTTTAAAAACTCTAAATCAATTACTTTATTACTTTTTTCGTACAAAAGCTTCATATAGTTATTATATAAGTCAATCGATGGAATAAACCCATTAATAGCATAATAATCACCAGTTGCATTAATTTGTTCAATTATTTTATTGTGCCTTTCTTGCATCGCTCTTTCATCAAGTATTTTCCGATACTCTATTTTAGCTCTTTCTCGTACTTCTTTCATAATAATATTTTCTTGTTCTTGTTGTTCGTGTTCTTTTATTTTTTGATGATAGTCATGCATCATTCTTTCGTGTATAGCCTTTTTTTGCATTTCAATCCACTGGTTATATAAGCGGTTATGTTCAGCATTTTTTTTATTTAAAAAATTTTCACGTTGTTTTTCTATGTCTTTTAGTAACATAGACCATCGCATGGTTACAAGTCTTTTTATCTTTGGATCATAATCAAATTCATCCTTAATTGAATCTTGTGAATCTTGTAAATCTTGTGAATCTTGTGAATCTTGTAAATCTTGTGAATCGTTTTTATATTGCTTTTTGTAACGTCGTTGTCTTCTTGGGTAAATAAAATCTTCTTGTATCGATTCTATAGAAGAACAAGTACTAATTGGTACAGAATTCGGGCTTGTTGATCCTGAACTATTTTCACGAGTTTTTTTACCTCTTCTTCTTTTTTTGTATTCTGTTTTAGGTGAATTTACTTTGAGTACTTCAAAACCGTTAAATTTCTCCATTGTAAAGGAGTATATTTAATACTGAGTAAAAAGAATTTCTAAATGGTTTTTATTGTTGTACTTGTGTAATATTATTTGCCTTTACGTTATTTTTTTCGGATTCTTCAACACTGTTCAAATACATAACAAGTCCCCAAACAAGAGCAGAAGAAATCAAAGCTTCTTGCATTGTTCGTCCTGCTTGCCACAAAAGCATAACAGTAACAAAGAAACGCATCCACATATTGCTAAATAGGTCTACCAAAACAGTGGGAAGTACAGGGAAAATAGTAGCAAAACCTAAACCACTAATAACTGTGGCAAATGCATATTGATACTCAGAAGGGATAATACTAAAAAGATCCATATAAAATACTTAATAAAATAAAATGGTTCCTAATAATAATATTACTATATATTATGAACTGATGTACAAAAATTATATAACAGCTGTATGTAAGCAGTTATTTTACAAAAAAAATCCGTTTTATTATAGCTCTGATAAAATAAATCATGTACATCACGATATATTATGTCAAAACCAAAATACACACATTCCTATTAAAGTAATTGAACACATAACTCCTCTTATGATAGACAGTTTTTTTGAAATTGAACACGATTGTTATCTAAATAAATGGAAAGTTCTAAAAAGCCCTAAAATACCTCAATATTCAAGAATTTACTTTGAAGAAATAATTAATGCAGACTATAACAAGCTCATAAATATGATTTATTACAGAAACCAAGAACCTCATATAATACACGGTATAACTAATAAAAATAACATAATGTTACATGAAGAAACAATGTCATTATTATACAAAAACAAAGGAAATGTTTATGTACAAGCAAAAGATAAAGGTCTTTATCATACTGGAGACGATATAATGGATTTTAATGTAAAAAAATACAATGCAAAACAAATGTTAAAATTTAAATCAATAGTTATTTCAAGCAATCACATTAGGTTAATATCGTATATTGATTTTAATAGTAATACTTTAAATAGCTCTAATTATAGTCTTGATCTTTACAATTACAAGCTTCCACATCAATTGTACTTTGGTCTAAAATAAACTTGACGCATTTGTCGTATTTCGTCATCGATTATAATATTACTTGTAACAGATTTAAACGTGCGACCACGCAACATTTCAAGTATAAAATACATACTAAATACACCACATTCACTATTTTTATATTGGTGACGGTAGGTATTGCAGTCATAATGCACTTTTACATTGGAACCAATACTTTTATGGAATTCAGTCATATTTTTTATAAGACTGTTTTTAAGTTTCTTTATTTCTTTTGGCAAATCACATACTGCATAAGAATCGTAGTAATATATTCCACCCTTGGGTATATCAACATACATAGCAACCCAGTGAGAACCAGACTTATAGTGAGGATCGAGGTTAAATATAATACCAATATAATGTTTACCCTCTTTGTACAGTCTTGCAATTTTTAATTCGAGTAGTTCAGTGTTTAGCCCATGAAAATCGATTGGTACTGGTCCAAAAAATCTAAAAGAAGGAAAGAATTGTTCATACAATTTCATAGCATCGTCTATATCGCTGGTTGAAAGCCAGTCATTTATCTTTTTTGGTCCTCGAGGTTTAAACTGCTTTTCAAGATTGTGATTATCTTTGTCGGTTTTCAAAAACGTTTGGTCTAACCAACACCATTCAGTATCATTACACTTATTGCTAAGTTTTTGCTGAATAGCATTCCATAAGTCGTCTTTACGAGTAGAACTATTATAAATTATTTTGTTATTGGGATACTTCTTGTTATAACTAGAAGCAATTCTTTTTAGTTGTTCGAGAGTAAAACAAGAGCGACTCCCAGTGCCAATATTTTTATATGCATCAATAGAGCAAGCATTTTTTACAAAATGTGACAAAGGGACACTAATATTGGAAGTTTGCCCTCCGCGATGCCGCATTGATGGTTTATAGTCGTTCATTAATTCATTAAAAGTAAGATTACTCATTATAATAATGTAATATATTTTTAATAGAAATTAGTGATGGTTCAATTATTTCTTTAGTTTCTACAATATCGTCTTTTGATTTACAAGTTTCACAAGATTCACAAGATTCACAAGATTTACAAGTTTCACAAGATTTACAAGTTTCAGACCTCTCTTTTCCTTTGTCAAGAGTTATATACACATGTATTATCATGTCTCCTCTTTCGCGATGTTCGTTTTTCAGAAAGCCATAATTTTTCAATAATAATAAACTACCACCGTTGTCTTTTTTCCATTCAAATAGCGAAACACATAGGTCATTTGCCCATTTTATATTTAAACAAGTTTCGTGCCCATAAATCGGATATTCAACAAGAATATGATCTTGTTTAAACCGTGTTATATTAAAACAATTTTTAAGCTTAATATTAAATATAATATCACCACATACGGTGCTTGTTTCGGATATTTGGTGCCCTTCATGAGGTAATTTAAATTTTTCATAACACAGTGTTATTGTAAACTTTTTTGTTTCATTATTCTTAAAACGTCTTCGTTTAACAGCTACTTTAGTGATTTTTCCAGTATATACATCTTCAATAGATGCATTAATATTAACTGTTACATCTTTTATGCGAGATCCTAAATCTTTTGCAAATGCATGCGTTGATTTCAGTGTATTAAAAATATTATTTTCATCACCAATAAGGTTATTTGCCAAATTGAATATTTTATCTTGGTCTGTCATAATATTTCCAATATTTGAAAATAAAGTACCCATTATGTCGTTAGTACCGATCAAGTTATCAAACAATCCGTAGTCGTGTACCATAATAAATATGTCATTTTGAGTAAACTGCTCTTTAAAAAAATTAATTGGATCAAAGTCTTCCCAGTCATCTAACTCTGTTTCTGGATTCGAAAGCAACACTGTGCATGCTTCTGAAATTTCCCTAAACTTTTCTACGTCTCCTCCTTTATCGGGGTGATGCGTAAGAGCTAGTTTTCTGTAAGCCTTTTTAATTTTTTCATTATCGTCACCATCATCAAGTTCTAATATTTTGTAACACTGCTTTTTAGATCGCATTATAATGTCACTAGATTATTTTTAGTAGCAAATTAAGCACATAAAAAATGATTTTAAAATGAAATAATATAAAATGACTAAGTTTAAAATAAGTTACAAAAAACTTTATTTAATAGAAAAAGAAAAAAATAAAGAACAAGAAGAAGAAATAAAAAAATTAAATGAAATTATTGAAGAACTAAAAAAAGAAAAAGGTTATTTGTGTTTAAAAAATGGAAAAAAATACGAAGAAACAAATTATAATATTGTTAAATATTGTAAATTAAATGATAAACCTTTTAATACACAAAAATCTGTAGAAGAATTAGGAGGCGCAACAAGTAAAAATGATTTACAATGCAATTTTCAAGAAGAAAAAGATTTTGGAATAGAAATAAAAAAATATAATACACCAGATTGGATGCAATGTAGTATAAAATATAATGATGAAACAAAAAATTGGGAATCATCAATCAAATCAAAAATTCCATTGGAAAGTAAAAAAGTTTTTGATGAGTTATTAAAAAATATAAAACTATTTGATGGAAAAATTCCACCATTTATGGAAAAAAAATTAACGCACAAAGAATGGATTACGATAAAAAATCAAACAACACAATGGGATGATACGTACATAACTGTTCCTTCTGATACTATTTCAAAATTATATGATGCAAAAAACACAAATTATATACAAATCAGTAAAGGTTATGGACTATTTCATACTGGTAATGACATTTGTAATTTTGGTATTCCATTATTTGAAAATGAACAACAAATTAGAATAAGAACAAAAATACATGCAAAAAATAAAAAAGGATATTGCAGTATTTCAGTAATGGCTTCTTGTCAACCAAAAAATGTAAAGAACATTATACCATCTAAATATTCATTAGATTGTGTAGAAAGATTACCACCATCATTGGTTTATAATAATAATCTCTGATGATTGTTTGGATTTATTCATGCCATAACTCCAATTGGTTTCAATGATTTTAAAATTTTTGTACAAATTTTTTATGTACTCGCAATTATTGTAAGTCATAAACCAATTTTTCTTTATTTTTAAACAATCAAAAAGTTTATTGTGGTCAAATGTTTCATGCATATCACCGTTATTTCCATATAATTTAGATGATTTTTCTAAATAATAAGGTGGATCTAAAAATAATAAATTTTTTTTACTTTGATTATTTTTTACAAAATCTTCAAAATCAAAATTATAAATATTAAATTTTGACAAATTTAATTTATTTATTTTATCAATTGAAGATTTTGTAAATCTTTTTTTAGATGATTCTAATGAAAACCCACCAGATAATGTAGAACCATTAAAAGAACAACGATTTATAATGAAATACATAACACTTTGTTCATACGAATTTTCGTTTTCCATTATTTCTTTTCGCAAATTAATAAATTTTTCTTTTGTAATATTTAAAAGATTTTTATTAAGTTCGTCGCAAAGTTTTTTATTTTCATTTTTACAAGTATTCCAAAAATTATAAAGAGGAACAAATTTATCATTTGCAATAATATTTAATCCATAATTATTTTGAATATGAAATTCAAATGAACCACCACCAAAAAATGGCGAAACTAAATTATCAAAATCGTTTGTATTAAAATTATTTATTAAAATATTTTCTAATTTTTTACATGCTCTTGTTTTTCCTCCTGGATATCGTAACGGTGATTTATTCAAAAACTTTTCAACTATTTGAATACCTTCGATACCATCAATTAATTGGTCCATTATATAATATTTTTTCTTATAATCATTTTTACAAAAAATGATTTAAGTATAGCAAATAATAAAATGAGTTATAATACTGTTACTAACTTACCTTGGAAATATATATTGGATAATTTTCCATGTCTTTTATCTGTTGTTCCAACTAAATTAAAAACACCATTTGTATGTGCATTGGCAGTATCATGGGAAAATGATTATTGGGTACATGTTCCTCCACATTTAATCGAGGATACACTTGTATTAATGCCGTATATGGTTGATAACAGTTTTGGTAAATGGTATGTCCATGATGATAGACATTTAATCAAAACTTGGACACGTGAAGATATAAAAGATTCAAATGGAAAACGTGTTAAATACGAACACCCATATAATGAAACAAAAACTGAATACAAACAAAACAGTGGATGTACATTTTGTTGTGCCGAAACAGAAGATTTTTACCAAAAAGAAGAATATGAAACTCTAATTGGTAAAAAAATATGCGAAGATTGTTATTCAGAATATATTTAAAAAATAAAAATTTTTTTTAATTACTTTGAATCAGCTAAATTATATTTTAATAGAAATAGTTCAATTGACATACAAAATAAAATTAACGCAATTCAATATGACATAATTATTAAACAAATATACATTAAAATTTCAATGGTGTAAAAAAACTGATTATAATATATTAAAAAACAAATGACACTTATAAGCTTGAGAGAATACGGATACGCTATTAACGATGACAAAGAACAACGCACTTATTGTATGCAACAATGCTTGGATCAAAATAATACATCTGAGTTCATAAGACATTGCTTATATGTTGGACAATTCCAAGAAATAATTTTGGACGATTTTTTGTCTCTTGATATTGGTCTTGATGAAAATACAAAGTGGAAAATTTTGGAATTAAAACGCAAGCATGGTTATCATGATGCTAAAAAGGAGTTTAAACAAAGAATTGAAGACATCGAATACAAAAATGATAATTTGCAAAAACAAGTTTTTGAATTAAAACAACACAAAGACGAACTCGCGTTTATGGAGCAGTACATTGATATGCTTCGAAATAAAATTATAAAGCTAACTAATGACGAAGAAATGGATTGTAATCCAAGAAAAAGAACATTTTCACGCTACAACGCTTTGTAATAATATAAATTTTAATTACTTTATTTATATAAATGAAACAAAGTGTTAACGTTATTTATTACAACAAAGAATACAATTTTGGAGACCAACTATCACCATTTATTGTACAGTCATTATTAAACAAAGAAGACTATGATTTGACACATAATTTAAAAGATCAAACAAATAATATAATAGCAGTTGGGTCATACATTGAAAAAGCAAAAAAACACACTCATATATGGGGGTCCGGTATTATAATTAAAAGCAGTAAAATTGCAAAAGAATTATCTAATGTACACGCAGTAAGAGGTCCATTAACACGGAATTTACTTTTATCTAAAAACATAGAAGTACCTAAGATATACGGAGACCCTGCATTACTATTACCAGAATTTTACAAACCTAACCTAAAAGAAGAGCTAAAAGAAAAAATTGTTGTTATACCCCATAAATCTAATTATTCAAAGTACAAAGACCAAACGTTAGACAGTAAGTTTTACCTTGTTTCACCAATGGACAACTGGAAACACGTAATAGATTGCATAGCTTCATGTAAAGCTGTTGTGTCGGAGTCATTACATGGATTAATTTGCGCAGATGCTTACAAAATTCCAAATTTATGGCTCTATGAATACGGTCTTACATACGGTAATTTTAAATTTAGAGATTACTTTATGAGCCAAAAAAGACCATTGACACAAATTAAAACGCTTAACGATTTTGACATAGCGTTATGCTACAACGAAGGTAATAAAATTGACTGTAATGAACTAAAAAATGCATTCCCATATAAAAAATGATTAATGTTTGTTGAATAAGTATATGGATATCAGAGTTGTTAAGTTTGTGTTAATTGAAGCAGAGCGTGGATACAATCCACCTGGAACATTTTCATTGGTTGAAGAAATACAACTCAAAGAAAATCAATTTGTTGAAGATGCATTAAACAGTGTCATTGGAAAAAATCTTGGACAAAATTTAAATTCCATTTATGGTGCAGAAAATAATATTTTTCCGGCAAAGCATTATGAAGAACTTATTGATAAAATTGAAAAAACAAATGTTTTCAATAAACCTTACGAAATTATTTATATAAATGAAAATGGTGACTTAATACGTCACCAAATTCAAAAAAATGCAGTTTTTGAATATGCAAAACAAGAATATCAAAAATGTTTTATGGAAGATAACGAAATGGTTATGACAGATTTTGTTGAAAAATATAATTTCACAAAAAAGAAACGGATTATGAAAAAACAAAAAGATTTTGTTAAAAAAGTTTTTGATGAATTGTATGAATATTTTGAAGCAAATGATAAATCGGATATTACAGATTGGTTATTAAACATGGTAAATTCAATTAACTACAGAATAAGTAACGAAATTTTATTTGAAGATTATCAATATTTTTGTGAAGAACAATTAAAATATATGGTGATGCAAGAGGTCGACGAAGATGATGATGTTATTGATACAATGGTTCAATACATAATTGATGCAATAAACAACAATTTAAAGGACTAAAAGGACTAAAAACAAAAAAACTGATTTAATTATACTTTAATTATATATGATCAACACATTACAAAAACACGACTATAATTCTAATAATATGGAATCATTTAGACTACAAGCATTGCATAATATTATTCAAGACATTGGTTTAAACGCTACATATGAGTTGTGTATGAGTTCTGGAAATACTCAAATTTTGTGTGATCTAACTGAAGTGGCATCCGATATGTTATCAAAAGAGCAACTTATCTGTTGTTACACGCTTATCAAAGACAAACAATATTATGACATTAAGTTTTATACAAGACAAAATGAAATGTTACAAAAAAATGAATGTATGTATCAAGATTATACATTCCGATAAATAAAAAAAAATACTTTACTTTAAATCTTTTATTATAGTATGACCAGAAACTTTTTTTAAATTTTTATTTACTTTTATTTTATTATTTTTAATTCCATAAATGTGACTATTTTTTGGAATTTCATTTTTATTAATTTCATATTTAGAAAAAAATTGCATTAAAAAAGTTGGAGTTAATATTTCATATGCTTTATTGTGTTTTTGATATTGTGAATTTTTTTTACTTTTACCATTATTATTTATAAATTTTTTTATAGAATTACTAAAAACGGTTCCACCATTTTGAAAATATGTATCTAACAACATAAAAATATCAAAAGATTTATTTGCTTTTGTTGTAATATTAACATAACTTAAATTATTATCTGATATAAATTCGTTATTTAATAATGGTTTTGATTTAATTGAAGAAAAACCATGATCATGAATCTTTCCAATATATTTTGTTTTTATTTTATAATACTTATTATTAAAATAATAATATAAATTTGTTTCTTGTTTAAGTTTTTTTACTAAAACATTATCATTTCTTAAATCGTTGTGTCTAAAATCTGGATAATAACTTTGAATAATACCAAGTGTTAATATAATTTGAATTAAAACTTTTTCTATTTCTTTTTTATCTTTAATATTTTGTTGCATATCAAATAAATCCATATCACATGATTCAATTAAAAAACTATAACCATTTTTACACAAATTGTGCCCATAATAAGTTACAATGTTTGGTGTTAATTGATTAAAAACAAAATGAATATTTAAAAATATATTCATTAATAATTCACCACATGCATTTTCAATTGAATCATTATAATAATGTGTGTTTATAAATTTATAAACATAAGATTTATCATTAAATGATATTAATCTTGCTACACCAAACGATCCTTCACCAAGTTTTTTATATTTTTCCATTTTTTTGTTATCACATACGGTAAGCTTTTTTGCAATACTAAAATCATAATCGTATTTTACAATATTTGTGTATGCGTTAGGATCAATAATATCTTTTATAAAAAATATTTTTGGTAAATTTGTACATAATGACATTCTTTATATACTTAAGAAATAAATTAAATGGAGACTACAATAGAAGAAGTATATGAATATGTTTCAAAAGATATAACTTTATTAGAGCAAGTACCAGATGAAATATTAGAAATTATATTAAACAAGCTAATTGAAAATAATTTATGCAATAAAGAAGAAGTATTGGATATTTTAATGAACCGCACTAATTTAAATTAATAAGTAATTGTATATGATGGAACACGATAATATACCACAAGAAATTAGATCAAAATATGATTATATTAAATCAAATAGTAGTATTCGAAGTATATACGAAAATGCTGCTTTAAATGGTCATCTAAATGTTATAATAACTTTACATAAAAATAATCTTATAGGATTTACAAGAAAAATTATGGACTATGCTGCTTCTGGGGGGCATTTACATGTAGTCAAATGGCTACACGAAAATCGAAGCGAAGGATGCACAACGGATGCTATGGACAAAGCAGCTAAAAATGGGCATCTGCATGTAGTAAAATGGCTACACGAAAACCGAAGCGAAGGATGCACAACGGATGCTATGGACAGTGCTTCTTTTAATGGGCATTTGGATATAGTCAAATGGCTACATAAAAACAGAACCGAAGGAGCTACAACGTGGGCTATGGACGGTGCAGCTGAAAATGGGCATTTACATGTAGTCAAATGGCTACACGAAAACAGAGATGAAGGATGTTCGTGGGCTATGGATAATGCAGCTGAAAATGGGCATTTGGAAATGGTAAAATGGCTATACGAAAACACAATCATAGTAGCTACCATTTGGGGTATGGAAGGTGCTGCTATAAACGGACATTTACATGTAGTCAAATGGCTAGACGAATACCAACCTGTAATACCTTCAATGTATGCTATGGAAAAAGCAGCTGAAAATGGGCATTTGGATGTAATCAAATGGATAGAAGAAAACGAACCTACAGGAGCTTCAACCGATGCTATGGACAATGCAGCTGGAAACGGGCATTTGCATGTAGTCAAATGGTTACACGAAAACCAAATTGCAGAAGCTACAAAGGGTGCTATGAATTGGGCTGCTTATCATGGGCACTTACATGTAGTCAAATGGCTACACGAAAACCGAACTGAAGGATGTACAAAGGATGCTATGGAATATGCTGCTTATAATGGGCACTTACATGTAGTCAAATGGCTACATGTAAACCGAACTGAAGGATGCACCGAGTGGGCTATGGATCGGACTGCGGAAAATGGGCATTTGGATGTTGTGAAGTGGTTACACATAAACAGAACCGAAGGATGCACAACGTGGGCTATGGATGGTGCTGCTGTTCGAGGGCATTTGCATATAGTCAAATGGTTACACGAAAACAGAACCGAAGGTTGTTTAAAGGGTGCTATGGACGGTGCAGCTAAAAATGGGCATTTAAATGTAATCAAATGGCTACACATAAACCGAAGCGAAGGATGCACAACGGATGCTATGGACAAAGCAGCTGAAAATGGGCATTTAAATGTAATCAAATGGCTACACATAAACCGAAAAGAAGGATGTACAGAGGATGCTATGGACAAAGCAGCTAAAAATGGGTATTTAAATGTAATCAAGTTTTTACACGAAAACAGAACCGAAGGTTGTACGGTGGTAGCGATGAATGTTGCTGCGGGAAATGGGCATTTGGATGTTGTTATTTGGTTACATGAGCATCGAAAGGAAGGATGTACAACATGGGCTATGGATAATGCAGCCGAAAATGGGTATTTGGAAATGGTAAAATGGTTACACGAAAACCGAAAAGAAGGATGTACAGAGGATGCTATGAAGAATGCAGCTAAAAATGGGTATTTAAATATTGTGAAGTTTTTAAGAATAAATAGACCAGAAGTAAGGAGTTATGATATTGATCGTATTACAGAAGGACCAATAAGAGACTGGTTAATAAAATATGAAAATGAACATTAAAAAACCACTAACAGTTGAAGTTATACCTCCTTTAAAAAATATATTTTTTACTTTATGCACTTTTTTCTATGCATAAATTATAATGGTGCGGTCAATAACTAGACGTAGATCTCTCAATAATATTTTAACGAGAAGAAGGCGTCGTTCCCCCAAACGTACTTCTAAAAGACGTACTTCTCCTAAGCGTACTTCTAAACGACGTACTTCTCCCAAGCGTACTTCTAAACGTCGTACTTCTCTCAAACGTGCCTCTAAACGTCGTACTTCTAAACGTCGTACTTCTCTCAAGCGCCGTTCTCTCAAGCGTACTTCTAAGCGTCGTACTCCCAAACGCACTTCTAAGCGTCGTTCTCCCAAGCGTACTTCCAAGCGTCGTACTTCTCCCAAACGCACTTCTAAGCGTCGTACTTCTAAGCGTCGTTCTCCCAAACGCACTTCTAAGCGTCGTACAAGCAAAAGAGTTAAACAATCTGGTGGAAGTATAGAAGTATCTATTAATCCTGATAGATTAGATGTACTCGATTATAGTAACCAAACATTCAAATCAGATAATGTACTAAGTTTTAGTAAAACAATAAATGATAACAGGAAAAAAATTAAAAAAGCAATTTTCGAAAATACAAAATTCAATCCAGAAACAATTTCTTATTTAGGTGAACTTTCAAGACTTACAAAACTACAATCGTTAGACTTTACTAATGCAAATTTTGATGGTAATTCAAGGGGTAGTGTTTCTTCTGTTACAACACCCATTGCAAATCTTAAACATATTGTACATTTAAATTTATCAAATTTAGGTTTTTTAACCGAACAAGAAGTAAGTGCAATAGCTTCTGTTTTATATAGTTATAAAAATTTACAAAGTTTAGTTATGCAAGATACAAAATTGAATCCTAATAGTTCTATAAGATTAATAGATAGCTTAAAAAATAAAAAAATGAAAATAATTAATTTTGGTAATTCAAATATTGGAATTGAAGGTGTGTCAAAAATACAAGAAAATATTGATACCAGTAAATTAGAACATTTGGGATTATCAGGAAATAACTTAGGAGACAAGCAAGAGGGTAATTATACTGGAATGATTAAATTAAGTCAATTAAATGTTTTAGCACCTAACATAAAAGGTTGGGGCGGATTAAATACTTTAAATATTTCTAACAATAAAATTACTGGCGAAGGTTTACAAATTTTGATACCATTTTTAATTAAACAAAAATTTCTACGTGGATTAGATATTTCAAAAAATAAAATAAGTAACGATGCTTTTAATTATTTCTCTGGTACCTGTTTAATAAAACTTGTCAATTTAAATACTTTAATTGTTAGCGATATTGATATTACAGGAGAAGGAATAAACAATCTACCAACTGCATTAAGAAAAATGAAAAATTTACAACGCTTTGATATTTCTGACAATAAATTAAAACCAAAAGATATTGCATATATGTCACTTTCATTTTGTAATACAGGTATGAATTTTATTAATTACGCTAATAAACAAGAAGAAAGACCATACATTCCCATTCCTACGTATATGTCTAATAATAATATAGTGAGAGAAAAAACACAAAAAATACAAAAAGGAGAATTAAATAAAGGAAAAAATATTCATACCATATCAAACAATGATAACGTAAAAGAACAACATAATGATTTTATATCTATAATTAATAATATAAATTTGGATGATAAATTGTTTAAAGATATTAGTAATGATGATAAAATTAAAATTGTAAATTACATTAAAAAATTCCACAAAAATGATAATAAACAAGGTAAATACAAAAATATAAAACATAGATTTGTTGAAAAAAATAATGATAAAAATGATCAATTTAAAAAAATGTTTATAACTTCAATGGTTCTTAATTATATTAATGATAATAATAATAATGATAATAATTTAAAAAATAATTTAACTAATTATTTAAGTAATAACATTTCACAAATAAAACCATTAAGTTTAGATGATTTAGAATTATTTACCAAACTAATTAATTATGGAAAAGAGAACGACTATTATAAATCAGTAAATAAATGTTATCATAATAATTATAAAATTAATAATTTAAATGAAATTAAAAATAATACTAAACACTTTTCAAGTTATTATAATAAAAATTGTATACAAATAAACAATACTAATTCAAACCCTGGTACCCCACAAAATAATAATCCACCCATTAATAACCGATCATTTAATCCAAACTCTGGTAACTCACAATATAATTCAAACCTTGGTAACTTAAATACTCCAATATTAGATGAATATAAATATAAATTCAACCAATAAACACAATTTTATTATAATATATAAAGGACGCTATTAAAAATATTTTCTTTACATATTATATAAACTTATGGTTTCTACCAGACGAAAGTACAAAAGATCCTCTAGAAAAAGAGGTTCTTCCAAGCGTAGAAACATGCGAGGTGGTGCTGATGCTCCTCCTCCATTTGGACTGGTCGTAAATGGTCCAAAGACTAAAGAAGAATTGCAGCGTTTTTTGCAAGATAAACTTTATGATGAAACTGGTATCAATATTCGTAATAAACTTGAAAAATTATCTTTTGCAAATAACTCCACTGTTTCGGATGATTTCTTTATGGGATTACATGCGGTCCCTTCCGACAACTCAAAAAAAACTGATAAAAAAGCTTACAGAGAAAAATTGAAAGAGATTGATTTCACTGGTTTAAAGCTTACTGATAGTAATTTGAAATCTTTTTCCGAACAAACAATATCTGCATTGACATCTCTTGAAATAGTTGTTTTTAAGAATCATACTTTTACAATGGCTCAAATTACAACAATGAAACCAGTTTTTAGTAAATTAAAAGAAATTACTATGCATAACTGTGGTATCAATGATGAAATGTTTGCTTTTATTTACAAAAACTTGAACAAAAATGCAACACATATTGATTTTTCCAATAATAATATTTACCTTGCAACCAACAAGTTGAATAAATCTAAAACGAAGAATAAAGTCGAAACATTCACAAATGTTTTTGATGACCGATTGGGAAGTCTTATTAACATTGATTTTAAGAACAATAAGATTGGTGTAGATGTTCCTAAACAAAATGGTGGTTTTATGGCTACTGTTCAAAACTTCTTGTATGGAGGAGCTGAGCAACAAGCTGCCTCTGCTCCCAATAAACAACAAGCTGTTCAAGCTCCTATTAAACAATCTCCTTCTACACAACCTCTTGCTTCAAGACAACAAATGAAAAATAATGCTCAAGCTGCTGCTGCCCCAAATAAACCAATTAACCCATCTGCGGGTATAATAAATTTGGTACAAATTATTAATAAGGCTGGCGGCAGTTTGAAAAATTTGTATTTGTCTGGAAATCAACTCGGTGATACAAATGTCACATATATGATGAACAATATGAAAGTCAAAAATCTTGAAGACATCTCACTTGAAAATAATAACATCGGTGATGCTGGTTTAGCTAAAATATCAGAATACAAAGAATTTTCAAAACTTAAAACACTTGATTTGAGTGATAATTCATTTACCTCTTTGAAATCGTCTTTAATTTTGAATTCATTGTTGTTTAATATGAAAGAATTGAAAGAAATTGATCTTAAGAAGAATGATATTACTGATATTTTTATGAGACAAGCAAGTGAAAATATTAAGAAATTGGAGAGTATTGATATCCGCAATACAAATGTAACTGCTGCTCGATATATTGAATCACAAACAATGATGCCCAATGTTACAATACAGTCGAATCATTCTCTTAAACAAAAAGCTGCCATACAAGCTTTGCAAGCTAAGCAAAAAGCTGCTATGATGAAAATGCAAGCGCCTATGTCTGCTTCCATATCAACAATTGCTAGTCAGAGAAAGCAAGAACAAGCTATGTCAAATTCTATTATTAACGAATTGCTTTCTGAAGCTAGTGTTGTTCCTGTTGCTGTTCCTGTTTCTCGTACTTCTTCTAGACGTACCTCTAAGAAGCGCAAGTCTCCTAAGCGCAAGTCCTCTAAGCGTAAGTCCTCTAAGCGCAAGTCCTCTAAGCGCAAGTCCTCTAAGCGCAGATCTTCCAAGAAGCGCAGATCTTCTAAGCGAAGAAGCATGAAGGGAGGTATGTATGACCTTGCTCAAGAAGGTGGTCGTCGCAAGCGAAGAAGTGGAAAGCGCAGATCTTCCAAGAAGCGCAGATCCTCTAAGAAACGCAGATCCTCTAAGCGTCGAAGCATGAAGGGAGGTAAGCGCAGAACTTCTAAGAAGCGCAGATCTTCCAAGCGAAGAAGCGGAAAGCGAAGAAGCGGAAAGCGAAGAAGCCGTAAGTAAATATTTTTTTAATTCTCTCGTAATACACACGAGACAAAAATAAATTTAATTGTTAAATATTATTTTAATACTATCA